ATGTGTGGACGTTTTGCACAAGCCCAAACCCGTGAAGAATATCTGGCTTACCTGGCCGATGAAGCCGATCGTGACATTGCCTATGACTCGGAACCTATTGGTCGTTACAACGTGGCGCCCGGTACCAAAGTTCTGCTGCTGAGCGAACGCGACGAGCAGCTGCATCTTGATCCAGTCCTGTGGTCTTACGCGCCCGGGTGGTGGGATAAAGCACCTCTGATAAACGCGCGAGTCGAGACTGCGGCCACGAGCCGCATGTTCAAGCCGTTATGGCAGCATGGCCGGGCGATCTGCTTCGCCGATGGATGGTTCGAATGGAAAAAAGAAGGCGACAAGAAACAGCCCTACTTCATCCACCGTGCCGACGGCCAGCCCATTTTCATGGCGGCGATCGGCAGCACGCCGTTCGAACGCGGCGATGAAGCAGAGGGTTTCCTGATAGTGACGTCTGCAGCTAACAAAGGTCTGGTCGATATTCACGACCGCCGGCCACTGGTTCTGTCTCCAGAAGCGGCGCGCGAATGGATGCGCCAGGATATAGGTGGGAAAGAAGCTGAAGAGATAGCGGCCGACGGTGCTGTGCCAGCTGACAAGTTTATCTGGCACGCAGTGACGCGCGCAGTAGGTAATGTGAAAAATCAAGGACCAGAATTGGTAGCCAACTTTGTTTGATCTACTGATTTACTTGTTCATCTACCTGTCATGAGGGTATATCAGCGTGCAAGAATCTCATGAAACGCATCAAGGTACATGCATCAGTCACCAAGGTGACTCCTTTAAGAGCATTCATTACTAAAGGTTTTGAGATTGTTTCCGATAGTACTTTAATCTTTGGTGAACTAAAGTTTGCTATAGTTAAGTATAGTATTTCTATGTTGTTGAAAGGGTTACATCTGTAAGCTTTGCTTACTTCATTTTTTAGTATCTAAGGTATTGCTTTGGTGTACAGTTGAAGTATGATTCTCGCTCATTAAAGGGAAGAACTTCAAAATGACTCACTCAGATAAAAAACTTACTCCAGAAGAAGAAGCTGTAACCAGGATCGAAAACGATCCGCATTTTCATGATGTCTTTGCTGACATAGCTGGCGTAACTGAGTACGACATTGACGGATCACATTACGTAAACTTATCATTCCTAACCCATCGCATACTACCGTACGCAGATGAAAACGGACGCCCCTCGAGCTCCAGGATTGATATAAGACGGGTTGCATCAGTTACACTGACTCGTGAAAAAGCTATAGCATTACGTGATGCGCTTAACGCAAATCTGAGAACAGATGAGCCGCATGATGTGGAGACAGGATTATGACTACAACCGCTATGTTCATGGTTTCAACATTTTCAACACCAACAGGGATTAGCACTGTTAACATAGCTGACTTTATGAATTCTGGTGTTGCAAATGCAACTAGAACCAAATTCACTAGCAGAGATACCTTTGCTAACTACCCCATGGATGAGATTGTTGCTTCTATCTCTACTGCAAATATCCTCATACCATCGCAACTCGCTACTCCTGACGAGATTGATGCATGGCTAATGGACCTGTAAACGTATCGGTAACAGAGCATTTTAAAGCCAGATACAAAACGTTCCCGCGAGCTAACAGAGAAAAAATCAGTGCTTTTATTAGTGAAGTTATGAAGACAGGCTTTGCTAATCTCGAAGGAAGAAACAAATTCTCAGACGACGTAAGCACTGATGACCCTGATTTCATAGCAAAAGTTAAATTTGTAAATGAACATTGTTTATGGCATTACCATGTTGGTATACATGAATACGAACTAGGCACTCCATACGGCGATAGAACATCAATGTTTGTGCTTCATTATAAAAGGATTGATCCTGCGAATATCAGTGTCAATCATTTATCACCGCATCCGCCATTTACATTGCCCACGCTTGAGATGTTCACCTAAGATTCAATTGAATCTTAGGTGAACCAACCAAGTAGGTAAGTTTACTTTTTTGTACTGACATTTTTCCGTAACTGATTGAAAAAAATGAACATCAAGATTTAAAGTACAAACTAATCAAAATTATCTAACTACCAGCAGGTCCTTGACTCTAGTCGTATATCGCGGCGAAAGCATTTCTCGCTTCATCTGCCACTGCTGCTGTATGCCCTGACCGGCAAAATAGAGAGTACCTTTACCGCCTTTAGCATTGAGCTGGTCGAGGACCTGCATCAGCTGTGCACTGTCTTCACGCGGCGCGTTCTCATCGAACAGGTTGAGCTGGGCCACCCCCTGGCTGAAGAAGTCGCCCAGCATAATACCTGCCTTCTGGTACCGGTGTCCGTCTTTCCAGATTTTGTCCAGGCACTTTACCGCGGCGTTGATGATGTCGCGGGAATCCTGAGTGGGGGTAAGAAGCTTCACTGACGCGCTGTTACCGTAATACGGCTCATTAAGCGCGAATGGTGAGGTTTTCACGAAGGCAGAGATAAAGCGGCAGTACTGATGCTCTCCCCGCAACTTCTCGGCACCGCGAGCAGCATAAGAGCAAATAGCCTGCCGCATCTGATCATAGTCAGTAACGCGTTCGCCGAACGACCTGCTGCATACAATTTCCTGCTTTGCTGGTGCGAACTCTTCCAGATCGAGGCATGGTTCGCCACGCAACTCCCGGACCGTTCGCTCTAGTACTACGTTAAAGTGTTTACGGATAATCCACGTGCTTTGTTCAGAGAGGTCCAGAGCCGTTTTGATGCCCATGGCGTTGAGTTTCTTGCTGATTCGCCTGCCAACCCCCCATACATCTTCTACCGGGACGATAGCCAGTAATCTGCGCTGGCGCTCGATATTGGACAAATCAACCACCCCTCCAGTCTGGCGCTGCCATTTCTTGGCAGCGTGATTCGCCAGCTTGGCGAGGGTTTTCGTCTGCGCGATGCCAACCCCGACAGTCAGGTGCGTACGCTTCAGAACTGTAGCGCGGATATCTTTGCCGAACTCAGTCAGGTCCCGGCAGTTGCGAACACCTGTCAGGTCGCAAAAAGCTTCGTCGATACTGTAAATTTCGACGCGAGGACTCATTTCCTCCAGCGTTGTCATCACCCGATTAGACATGTCAGCATAGAGTTCGTAGTTACTGCTGAAGCAAACAACCCCAGCCCGCCGGAATAGGTCCTTTTGCTTGAAGAAAGGCTCCCCCATGGTAATTCCAGCAGCTTTGGCCTCGGCGCTGCGCGCTATGACGCAGCCATCATTATTCGAAAGAACAACCACCGGCCGCCCTCTCAAATCGGGCCTGAACACTGTCTCGCATGATGCGTAGAATGAATTCACATCACAGAGCGCAAACATATCAGCTGGCCGATTTAACAATGAAAGTAACTACGCCGAAAATGTCCAGCGTATCTTCGCTGCCTACCAAAATCGGACTATAAGCACGGTTCATCGGATTGAGCTGAACAGTTGGACGCAGTTGAAGCCGTTTAACAGTAAATTCCCCATCCACAGCTGCAATGACAATGTCTCCGTGTTCAGCAGTCCGTGAGCTATCAACCACCAGCAGATCACCGTCGCTGATCCCCGCTTCTATCATCGAATCCCCTGCGGCTTTGACGAAATACGTTGAGCTGGGATGGGAAACAAGCAACTCATTAAGATCAATGCGCTGCTCTACATAATCAGCTGCGGGGCTGGGAAAACCACATTGCACCAAATCGCTGTATAGTGGGATTGCGATAATTTCTCGCAGTTCAGTAGGCCTGATAAATTCCATTACGCTTACCTCAAATACTGTTTTTATATACAGTAGTTTCATTTCTGTCAGCACGCAATACACCTTAGTCGTAGCGACTGTTTAAAGCTTCACCGCTTCGTTTCTAAGTTTCTACCAGGTTTCGAATTATTATTTTTGTAAATTTTCCGACTGAAATCCCAGATGCACAAATTTAAGCCGGTTTGGATGCAGGGAATTTTTTATAAAGCGTACAGACAGCAACATCATAGATAATTGCCACCTGCTTTCTGTCCATTCCGTTTGAAATCAACCTGCCAGCCTGCGCCCATTGCTCCGGGGTTAACTTCGGTCGTCTGCCGCCTATGCGCCCTTTCTCCCGGGCTGCCGCCAGTCCTGCCCGGGTGCGTTCCACGATTAACTCCCTCTCCATCTCGGCCAGGGCTGACATGATGTGGAATATGAAACGCCCCATTGGGCTGGAAGTGTCGATGCTATCCGTAAGACTTTTGAAGTGGATGCCGCGCTGCCGGAGTTCGTCCACCAACAGTACCAGGTTCCGCATGCTTCGCCCGAGGCGATCCAGCTTCCACACCACCAGCGTATCGCCCTCATTCAGCGTTCGCAGAAGCTTTTTAAGCGCTGGCCGGTTCGCTACCGTCCCGCTCATTTTTTCCTCAAAAACCTGTTCACATCCTGCGCGTTCGAGAGCTTGTCGCTGAAGATCTGTGTTTTGGTCATTTGTTGACACCCTTACGTAGCCAATTTGCATATTTTTCACCCAATATTTTCTGCAAAAAAATCAGGTGAAGTTATCGGCATGGCTGCCGCAGGGCAATCTATAAAACGTCGGTTTAGGAAGTGCCGCTACTTATAACGCAAATAGTCCCACGACAGCTGCCAGTAATCTATTGATGGTTGAGGGTACTGGTGGTCTTTGGGGTTATGTAAGCCCGCAAGGTGCCAATGATGGAAGATATAACGAACGTACTGGCTTCTATGCCGCACCGGGTGGGGCTGGGGTTAATTATTTTGATGCTTATGCACCAGTGTTAGTTATGTCGAGATACCAGAACGTACTTGGCATGCTACAGATTGCGCCAACAACGGGACGCGCAGCAGTCAGGGGAAGAAATGGTGACAATTTCTCTTCATGGAATGAGCTCTACACCACTGGCAATACCACAAAATCCAGTGACGGTACGCTTAAGGCAGCATCACCTGTTGCCCGTATTGTGAAAAGCCAGGAGGAATGCCAGCGCACTGATATTGACGAACAAGGATTCGCCTGGTGCGGCTGTGGTACGGCGAACGCAGAGGCGGAGGGGATAACCCTTTCCCGCCTCGATATTGGGGTTTACATGCTGACCGGTTCGGCAGGCCTGGCGTCAGAGGGATGGCAGCTCCTCCCTCCAATGGACCCTGGCGGCATGGGGGAACTGGGTGTGGCTGAAACTGAGCAAACCGCTGACGGCGAACTGACTATCCGCCTGTTTAAGCGAAAATACATACTGGGCGATGACGGGGAGATCGTCAAAATAAAAGGGGAAGCGATGGACGTGCCGGTGAACAGCTGGATCGATGTTCGTCTGGATATGCCGACGGATTCAGTTTTCAAACGTTCACAGCAGCGTCTGCAAATTGATGAAGAGAATTAGGAAACTGTCGCGCCGCGAAGGTCGGTCAGTTCTTTTTCAATGATTTTTAACCGTTCGGTCAGCTCCTTGATGGCCTCAACATACAGGGCGCTCATAGCACTGTAGTCCACGGTTTTAAGATCGTTAATTTCCTCTCCTGCTCGTGTAGTGCCAGTCCCTCCAGAACTCACAGCGACGGGCAGAACCTTTTCCAGATCCTGGGCGATGATGCCGGCGCTGCGTACCGACTCCGATTCTGTGAGCTGAATGCCGAACGTATAACCCGTCAGGGAACAAATCTTCTCCAGTGCTTTACTGACGGGCTCTTTATCGAATTTCACGCGCTCGTCTGAGGTCTGATTCATCGTGACGCAGGTAAACTTACCATCAGCCCCAAATGCAAAAGAGTATCCGTTGGACCCGCCGTTATCATTATTGTCAGGGCGGATCTGAATAATCCCTGTTTGGCTGGAATAGATTACTCCTCTGGACGCCCCACCTGTACCATAAAACCACACATGAGCATTTTGATTGTCAGCTGGGGCCAAAACAGCGATTTTAGTTTTGCATTCCATATCAGAAGTAGTCGCAATTTTTGCAGATGCGCTGATGCTATTCTGACAGGTAATAGGATTACGAAACTCAAAGCTATCACCGATGAAAACGTATTTCCCAGCGTAAAATGTGAAGTCTCCTTTCCCCATAGCACCATTAGAATTACCACCGCACAGTATGCGCGCGTCATAGTCGTTAGTACCAAGGAAATGGAAATCCACAAAGCTTGCAGTAGAGGGTTTTTTGGCACCAATTTCGAGGCTTCCAAAGTTGGCTGTGTTGTTCTCTCCCAAACCGACCTTTTAAATATTCCTCTCAGAACCTGAGGTGACCATCGCTCGCAGTTCGTTCAGTTCTTTTTTCAAGCTTAAAATTTCGGCGTTTTTAAGCTCGTCTCGCTTCAATAACGCCTGAACTGCCGCCAGTCCATCGAGCAACATTGGCGTCTGGTCGAGATGCAGCAGGCCGCCAATTTGCTTTACATATTCGGGGTCGATTGTCTCTATTTGCTGAGAGATGACTCCGCGTCGTGGGGTTTGAGTTTCATCATCTTTAAAGGTGAAGTGCTTGAACTCCATCCGGCAGATATTCAGCAAAGCCTCTTCCGGATCGAGGTCATCACCGATGTTTTTCATTGTTTTGTCAGACACTGCTGAAGTTGTGATCTCTTTCCATGGGCTCCATGCATCAGTGTTATACCCCCTGAAAAAAAATCTTCCTGCATCCGTTTTGCTGGCATACGGCAAGCAGAACTGCGTTAAGGCTGCATCAGAAATACGGACATAATTTTGGACATACCCATACCAGCTGGAGATAGGCCCCGAGGTCGATTTAGCCATGTCTATGAGCAAACGGTAAGTTCCGGGCTCTGTCAGGCTGTCGAAGTTTGTTCCATCTGGAGCAACAGCCGTGTCTGTTTTAAAGGCTCTGGCATCACCAGTAGGTAATCCAAACGCTCCTACCTGTAAGACGTTTCCCGAATTCATCCCGACGTCCCTCGTCGCGGATGTTCCCAAACCGACCTTTATTCACCCGCATCAGCAGTCATGGCCAGCTCTGCCGCACTGATTTTTTGGTTGTATAAAGAATCAGCAGGCATTTCGACACGCACGGACACAAACTGGTCACGGGGGATGTCGACCGGATCACCATCACCCACACTTTCCAGTTCGTTCCTGGCGAATGCAGGCGCATCAGGGTGTGCGCGATGATAGGTTTTCACCAGCACCGAACCATCGGCGTTAACCTCATAATCCAGCCAGATAAGCGGCTGCTTGTTGCGATCGGTAGGGATGTCAAAACCGCCATCGATGCCGCCCCATGCTGCGTCTGAGTTCAGTCCCTGACATCCTTCAATCCGATATTCACCTGTAGCCAGACGGGTTACAGTGCAGCCCTCAGATTCATCGTTAGTCTGGTATGTTCCATCTGAAAATACTTTGATCACCGGCGATGCAGCCTTGAGCGTTCCGTCGCTGGCTTTCGTGGTGTTCTGCGTTGAATAAATGGTATGCGTAGTAGAAAAGCCAACGTTGGATAGCCCTGCGACAGTGCCGTTTCCCTGGCGATATTTAAGCCCCTGCGACGTTGACGCTAACTGCCAAGATGTGTATCCGCCACCAGTTGCATCATGCCATCCACGCAGCGTTAACATGCCGGTGTAGACATCTTGACCACTTCCTCCACCCCACCCATTACCGCCAGCCTGAATGCCGAAAGACATACCCAGTGGATATTGCGTAATAAGATCATACGAAGCGAGTGGCCGGTAATCGCGATGAACTTGGGCCATAACAGCGGCTCCGTTTATGTACGATGACACCGGGGCAAACTGACTATCAACGTCTCGTGTAGCGCTGTTTCCTAAACCGAGGTTTGAGCGAGCGTCAGCGTCATTCGTTGCCCCAGTCCCGCCCTGCCCAATCGGGACAGCGCCATTACTTCCTTTCTGCGCCAGCTTACCGATCGCCGGAATGGTTACACGAGTGCCGTTGATGGTAACGGTGATGTTCTGGTTTGCTGAGGTGGTGGCGAACGTCTCCCAGGCGCCGATGTTCTCGTCATACTCGTTGATGAGCTGAGACATGCTTTGCGCCAGGCCGTCGACCGAGAGACTATCAGTAACAAGAATGCCGTACTTCTGGCCGCTCAACGCCGGAGACGCGGCAGGCGTAACCGTCAGTGACGTCGCACTGTTGATGGCCGTGATCTGAAACATCTGTACCGGGTTAGAAAGAACAAATAACGTCTGGCCAACCCGAATCTGGCTGGCCGGTGCCGTCCAGTTCGTGCCGGTGCCGGTGGCTGTATTTCCGTTAATGGCGATGGTGCCAGTGTTATAAAGCATATTTTCTCCAGGCAATAAAAAAACCCCGCCGGAGCGAGGTTGATTAAAAAGACAGTTTATTCAGACGTACATATCGGGAAGAACGGGAAGGTTCAGTGGCGTTACCGTGTCATTACCAAAAATTGCATACCGCTCGCGCCCAAGATATTTCCCACCCTGAACTGAAGCACTGCCGTTCTGTATTTTTATTCCGAACATTCGATACACGTACATGCCATTTACTTCGTGAGCCATCAGCCCGAACCTGCCCAGCGGAACATAGCCGCTGCCGATGCTCACGGCATTTTTCGAAGGCGTCCAGAGCTGGTTGAGGTAGACGAAAGGCCGCTTTGTCGTTGAAAACGTGCAGGCCCCGGCTGCATTGAAGATGTTGAGCCCGGTGCCCGGCTGAGGCGCCACGCCACTTGCAAAGATGACAATATCTATCGTGCCGGTCGTTGGAGCATCATCGTTGGTGGATGGAGGGCTGAAGAACCTGACCGTGTTGCCATCGAAATCGACGGTGTTACCGCTATTGCAGCGCCCAAAGACGATATATTTGGACTTGTCGTACCCCGCTATCGTGGGAACTGCCCAGCCGCCAGTGGGAACATTGACGGTACCCTTCCAGATACACTGCCCTGACTGCGTAGCATTGGTTATTGAGGTGAAATCAGTGCTGTTGCTGATGAGAAGACCCACCCCACTACGCTGGCCTGACGGAAATATCTGCCAGAGGCTTCCGGGGAACGTGTACGTACTCTCACGCTCACTGATGCTTACATCCTTCATCGTGGAGTTCTGCGTCACGCGTCCACCGGATATGGTGACCGAGTTCATTTTATGAAGCAGCCCTGAATCAAGGTAAGCCGTCGCGTGAGGGATAAACAGCACCTGCGCCCCGGAAACATAACCGGCAACATCAGCGTACTTGGCTTTCTGGTAGCCACTGTCAAAGTTGGCCCCAAATGACGGGCACCGCAGGCCCGCCGTGATCTCCATTCGTTTTCCACCGTCATTAAGTTCTATCAATAATCCTGTCGGCATTTTATGTCCATGTCCCCAGTACGATGCGACCTCCACCCGGAATATTAATGGTTACGCCATTACCATTAATCACCGTTGTGTTGCCGGAGCCATTGAAAGAAAAATTACCGTTTGTGGCGTAAATCGATCCGCGAACGGTCACGTTGTTAAACGTCGCGTAGCCAGATTTGTTGATGTGCCAGCCAACGTTCCCGGTGCCGTCCCAGGTTGAAGATTGGATATAGCTGCCGATCTTGGCGTTTCCAATCGTCCCGTCTCCAATGACCGTGTCCCGGATTATGGTCTGCCCGTTCTGGATAACGAACGGAAGCGTAACGGTCGCTCCTGCCTGGTGAGTAACGGCGAAGCGGTCAGCCAGGAAGATAACCTGCGACTGCATGCCTGACGGCGTATTCTCCACGCCGATCCCCATCCCTGCCGCGTAATACTGACCATTGCTGGATAACCCGACCTTGATACTGTACATCGCCTTCAGGTCCCCGTTAACGTTCGCGATGGCCTGAGCGTTAGTGGTAATGGCTGACGTATGCCCGTTGATGGTCGCCGTGATTCCGTTTATCTGCGTGGCCGTGGCCTGCTGGTAATCGGAGAACGTCTGGTTCAGGCTGTTGATGGATGCCTTATTGCCGTTCACGTCAGTTTGCAAACTCAGCAGCGAACGCGCCGTTGCCTCCTTCTCGTTGACGATCACCTCATCAATGCGGTCCAGCTGCGCGCTGTTACCGGCGACCGATGCCGACAGCGTTTTACGCGTGGCGACCTGAGCGAGGTTGGCCTGGATTATCGCAATTGCAGAGTTCTTCACCCCGCCCGTCATGCCGTCCATAGAAACGCTGATGTTGTCGATTCGCTGGCCCAGGGCGGTATCAGCCGTCGCAACGGTCTGCTCAAGCTGACTGAGTGAAGACGAAACATTCCCGACCGTGCTGGAAAGCTCATTAACGCTGGTCTGAATCTTCCCGACGTCCTGGGCATTTTTGGCGATATCCTTCGCCTGCTGCTCCAGTTCGTCGTTGGCCTGTTTGATATGATCAGCAATGCCAGCAATTTTTTCATTGCTGTCCACCGCGTTCTCGATCAGGTCTTTGAAGGTATCAGAGTCTTTAATTTCCTCCAGGATCACATCGGTGATGTCGGAAACATCGATGCTGGCCTGTCCTCGCCCCCATTCTGTGTACCCTGATTCGTTGCCGCTGCGGTCCACCAGTTGCGCGCGGTACCAGAAAATCTGCCCAGCCTTAAGGCCCATCTGCTGATATTTGCGCTGCGGGTAAGGCACATCGGCCAGCAGCATCGCATCGTCCTCGGTACCGGTCAGGCTGTACTGAATTTCCGTCTTCAGCGTATCGTCGGTATTCGCCGGGAATCCCCAGCTCAGCTCGATACCGAATACCACATTATCGGAAGCGATGAAGCCGACCGGTTTCGGCGGATTGCCCACTTTACCGGTCAGCGTTTTCTCTTCGGAATAGCCCCACCCGGAAGAAATTTCTGCGGCATTGATGGCGCGTACACGTACCAGGTAGCGGCCGGCATAAATCCCCGGAACGTCGAATGACGTGGTGGAACTGCGCGGCACGTTAACCCAGTTCCCGTCGTTGCGGCGCCATTGCGCTTCATAGGCGATAGCGTTCTGCGCCTGGTCCCAGCTCACGCGCATTGTTTCGACGCTGATATTCTGCTGCACCACTGAAAACGAACTGACTACGATGTTGTCTGGCGGTGACTGATTGCCGGGCGGGATCACGCTCACCGGCCGCTGGTCAATGATGGCTCCGGTATCGATTCGGGCATATTTATCCGGATCATGATTTGCACCGACGATTGTGAACGTGCCGTCATTATTATCTGTTACGGTGGTAACGCGATACTGCTGTGCATAGAGTTCATCAGACTCTATGACCCACACGGCCTGAGCCACAGGCGTTTCGCTGTAAACAGTCGTAACGGTTACTTTATTGCCGGTTATCGACTGGATGGTGCGTGGCTGCGCAACCCCTGATGGCAGATTGACAATTATCCTGTCGCCCGAAGATGCATCCGGCGCTCTGTCCAGCGTCAAAACACGACCATTCACCGAAGAAACACGGCCACCAAGGTCACGTCCGGAAAGATTTTGGTCGGCTACAGCAATTACATAGCCAGGCTGTGGAATGTTACCGTCTTCCCCTACATTGAAAGTAACAACGCGATCTTTGTTATTGGTGAGGATCCCCCATCGCCCCTTTCGGTTCGCCTCCGATTGCCGGGTACAACCAATAGCTGTTATCTCAAGTTGATTAAATCCATAACGCGAAACCAGCGCCTGTTCAAAAACAGGTTCCATCGCATCAGAATAGGCGTTATCAGGATCAGACCAGGATACGAGCGCATTGGTATAACGGTTCTTTGTGGTGCTGCTGGAATAGGTAAACCGGCCATCGATAACGTTCGCATGCGTGTAAGTAAAATCAACATCCCTCGGCATGTCCGCCAACGCAACAATCTGGTCGTCGCCCCAGTAGGTCATCCCGCGGAATATAGCAGCGAAATCACGCAGGACAGTATAAGCGTCGTTGCGTTCCTGAATGTACACATTGCATGTATAACGCGGTTCGGTACCACTTCCACCTTTGCCATCCGGCACCATCTGATCACAATACTGTGCAACCTGGTAAAGTGTCCATTTGTCTATGTTCGCTGTTGTGAGACGCTCCCCAAGCCCGAAACGGTCGCTAACCACCAGGTCGTAGAATATCCACGCAGGGTTATCTGTCCAGGCCCATTTGAATGTCCCAAGCCACGTACCGCTATAAGTTCTTGTTTCCGGATCGTAAGTATCCGGTACGCGGATGACACGTCCACGTGGTTCACAGGCAATTTGAGGAATAGAGCCATTGAACTGGCTGGAATCAAACTCGATGTACAACAGAGCTGTATTTGGATAGCGCAGTTTGGCATCGATGACCTCTGTATAACTTTGGAGCGTCATCGTGTCGCCAATTTTGGCACTGTTTGCGTCAGCGGTAATTTTGCGTAGTCTGATGGTCCAGGTGCTGCCAGCTTTCGGTAAATCGATGCGATGGCTGCGTTCATAACCGGATGTGGTTTTCCCGGTCACATTAGTTTCAAGGACCTTTTGCCAGCTACCACCGTCCGTCTGAAGCTCTACCACATAGTTGATGGAATACCCTACCAAATCCCCGTTATCCTGCTGTTTGAAAAGAGTTGGCCACTTCAGACGCAGGCGAACCGCCGAAAGCTGCGTATTGGTGAAGGTATGCGTCCAGGCAGTTTCGCTGGATACTTCGGTACCGACGCTGATTTCATTTTCTGTGCCAGGTATTCCCTGAATGTAATCCTGAGCCTGCGTTCCTGGGCGAAACTCCCACGTAACGCCGCTGAAGTTTTGAGACCCGTCAGCATTCTCCAGCGCCGTTCCGTCCAGGTAGATATCTTTCGCCGTCAGCTGCCCTGCGAATTCCCCCTCTCCTAGTGCAACGAGGATTTTTGCCTTTGCAACAGATTGCAGATCATCAGGCTGTTCGGTAGGGGTTCGGGAACTTGAGCTGCCGCCCTTGCGGCCTTTTATAGTGATTGCAGTTGCCATATTGCGCCCATAAAAAAAGCCACCCGAAGGTGGCCTGAAAGAAGGTATTTATTTATTGCTGATCTTCGACATAAATCCCGGCAGAAATAATCGCGCCACCGATTCGCCGGCGGCCATAAAGAAGTGGTACCGGATTCCCCTGGGCTGTCGTGTTTGTTACTCCACCAAAGGCGTAGCTGGCTTGGTTATCCGCAGATTGCTTACTGGCGAGCCCGGTTGTCTGTGGAGAAAGCATCTGGACTACGCCGCCGATTGCCATTGATGCCCCAATCCCCGCCACAGCGCCCCAGCCACCAGCGAAAGCTGTACCTCCAATCCCTATCGCGGCCCCTCCCGTAACGAACGCAGCAACAGCGACAAGGGCAACCCCGAGGATTGTCTGAAACACCCCGGCTCTCTTACTGCCGATGATCACCGGCGCGATGCGGATTTCCTCTGTGCTCCTGTCCATACTGAGTTCTTCATCACAAAGATTCCGCTTTCCGCTGAAAACCGCATACGTTAACCCACGTTGTTTGCTGGTATTCATGAAACGCTCAAAACCCGGCACGATAACGCTCAGGGCGCGGATGGCCTCTTTTGGTGAAGCCACAGATAAACGATATTCACGCCCGAAGGTTGCACCAAGGACACCATAAAGCCGGACGGTTCTGAGCTGTTCCATATCGAGTGAAATTGCCATATTTACTCCACAAAAAAAGCCACCCGGAGGTGGCTTGTCAGCATAAGTAGCAGATTAGCGGTTGTCACAACCAAGCTGAGACTTATCGATGTTCTGCGTACCTTCGACACGGAAACCATATGTGCCGAACAGGAATGCATGGTTAAGCTGATAGATAACAACATCGATCAAACCTACAGAGCATTTATCTTTTTCGATAGCGCGATCCATTGCTGTTTTAACGCTTGGAGTGCCCAGCGGGAAAATAACAATTGGGGCTTTGTCTTCACCAGTCACACGTTGACCTTTTTCAAACTTAGCTGCGTTCAAGTTGTAATTTTTGGTACTGCCAACGGTCATATCAGCTACACGAACAGTACAGCCAGACAACATTAAAGCCCCAAGAGCTAAAGCCACTACCTTCTTCATTTTATGTTTCCTTTAATTGCAATCGGAAACATCTAAACAGCATGAATTGTATGATCAAATAAAACCCGCAGTTAAGCGGGTTTTGATTAGCGCAGCTATTCTTAAGTAAGGAGGTCCGTTATGGCCTTAGTTGCTGCAACTTTTATCGTCGCAAAGGTTAGTTCCAATCCTTTGTCTTTCAAAATTGTTTTTGTCCTATTCCAAACAGCCTTGTCCCTAATTTTGTCAAGAAAATCATAACCTTCCCAAGTTAAGCCGGTACAAATCCTAGTTTGATGATTCAAACCACCATTGTTTATAGCTTCAATAAATCCAGCTTTGTCGAGCATAACCAAATGATAGGCGACCTCATTAACATCATATTCCTTGAAAGAGGTCTCACCAAACATTTCTTTTTCACTGAGCGCCTCACCTTTAACTAAAATCTCTCTAATAAGGTCCCAATTTCTTTTCATAAAGTTACCCCTAAGCAACATCAACATCATGAATTAAATGCCGCAACACCTGCACGCCTTCAGCGTTATAACGAAACGCTTCTACCTGCTTGTCAGAGTGTTTTGCTTTATCCCAAACATACATTCCGTACTGCTCGGTTTTGAGTTCATGCTTGTTAGCAAGGCGACCGATCTTTTGCGGAGTCACTCCTAACATATCAGCGATATCTCTAGCCGTATGGAGATGTTCTTCAACCTTTGGCAAAGGAAGAAGCTCAATTCCTGCAGCATCGTAAACAGCGCGAGCCATAGCGGTTTGCTTCGCGATATCGCTGAGCTTCGGCATAAACGACAATGCGAGACTCATTGCTTCAACTTCCATCTTAATCGCTCTGGCCCGGCGATACTCAGGAAGGTGCGATGATGATTTAGTCGGTAAAACTTCACCAGACTCGAGTTGACGCCAACGAGTGGCTACCTTGTGTCGGAGCGGGATGCTATACCCCATCATCAGAGTCATAGTTAGATCCTGATCCAGCCAATATTCCTGATACGTGCGCCCTCTTTCATCTTGGTAATCTCCTGAGAAGTTAGGAGATTGAAGATTGAGCGATTCGAACATCTTGCGACAATCCGTCATAACGTTGTCATGACGCTTACCGGTCAGTTTCGCAATCTCACGGCTCGACATCTTAGTGACATTAGATCGAGCATTTGCTAGAGTTTGTTTAGTCATATACGTTCCTAAGCGTTATTAGACTTCAGTGAACCGCCAGTCCTACCTGGCGGTTTTTCTTTTTGCATCACTGCAACATCTCCTGACGCAGGTGAGGCAATACCCTGCTCCAGTTGTCATCCTTCCATGGTTGAAATTCTATATGCGCCGTTTCTCTTTTGATGACTTCACGACCTTTGTTCAATGTCCTGGTAAATTCGTGGCCGATTGAGTAAAAATGTCCAGCTTGGCGGTGTTCAGCTATCTTAAGAAGGGGGTAAATGTCTCGACAAGCAGTAATCATCACCGCTCCCGCCCGCCACAACCAAGCTAAGTCACAGAGTTCTTGGTCTGTGAACTGCTTGGCGATCGGTGAGCGTTGAACCTCACGGTCAAGGATATCCAGAACCCACCGACGAAAATCTTTGGCCACTGGAGTTCTAGCAAACATGGCGATCAGGTGAGCGCCACGAAGTGAGAAAACACGTACCTTTTTACGGTAGTTTCCTGAGGTACTCACTTCGAGTACCTGAGTCATACCATTGGTGAACTCATCAGCATATTTGTTATAAATCATCGTTACGGCGCGACTGTTGGAGTACTGGAGAGCCTTAGCGAGATCTGAAGATGTCAGCCAGGTTCCAGTAATGTTTGACACCGGGACTAGCGCTTTACCTTGGAAGTTAAGATCTGATTTTGCTACAATATTCATGTCGATATTTCCTTTCCGGGATTTGTTCGATAAGAGGCCCAGAGTGTTAGCGCACTTCTGGGCTTCGCCGTTTTCAGTAAACATTGATGCTCGCCTTGCTTAAAATCTCATCGGCCAGTTGCAGGCGATAAAGAACTTCATTATTTGCAGAACGAAATGAGCGCTTTGCCCCCTCAGTAATTTTTTCCTTCATCTCTGTTGGCATACGAACCAGCATGTTATTGCATGCTTTAACTTCAGACTCTTTCATGTGATACTCCATCTATATCGAAACAATATCATAATACTTCATCATCATGATATTTCAACCAAGAAAAGTGAAGTTTGATGAAAAAGATTAAAATTAAATCTGGTTTTTGGGAAAGAGTCTCTAAGGCTAGAGCGCTTAACTCTCTGACACAAAAGGAGTTAGCCGAACTCGTTGGTGTGTCTCAAAGGCAAATAGCTGCATACGAAAATGTCGAATCCGAACCACGAGAGCGAACTTTGATGAAGTTAGCGGAAGCTCTTGGTACAACGCCAGAATGGCTAGCATCTGGGGAGGGAGAAAGCAGGATTAAGGCCAGGATATCCCCAGCCGATACAGCCAGAAAGATTCCAATCATCGATTTGGAAGATGTTTTTTATCATCTGATGACGCCAGAACGAGAGCGCAGCGGCCTAAAATATCATCCAACTGCCCTCGAACTATCTGAACTAGCGTTTGCACTGATAATGGCTGACGAATCAATGCAGCCTTTGTTTCCTTTGGGCTCGATAGTGATTTTTGAACCATGTATTTACGCAAAGGGTGGTGACTTTGTGGTTGCCGCTCAACTGGACAAACCTTCCATATTCCGACAGCTTTTGACGGGTATAGATTCTGCAATACTGTCACCATTGGATACGCGCTATCCCACGGACACCTTTGAAAAGACAAATACTGCATTAATACCTGCTGTAGCTGTTGAAACATACCTTCCAGCCAGAGAAAGAATGTGGGACCGTGATGGGTACGAGCCTTTTTTGGGCATTGGTAGAGAAAATTTTCAGACGAAATAGAATAACCAAACTGTTAAAGAGCATCTTCTGACGTGATTAAAGCGCCAGTAAAAAAGCCTGTCAAATCAGCGTGTAACAGTTAAGTGTTATGTTTTTACAATATGAATAGCAGTGAATAGTTATGGTTTTGAAAAATGAAAATAAGTTATTTTTTAACCAAAACCTCATAATGTGACAAAGATCACATTTAGCATTATTTACCAAGAGTTCTGGATGTATTAACAACTACACCCGAACACCCACAACTACCTTTATGTGAGATTAACAATGAAGTATATCTTTGCGGCTGTAGTGCTAATTTCATTATCCTCTCCCGCCAATGCTTTGGATGTGGATGATTTCAATGATCTTGAAGGCTATACCGTCACAACTGTTACTCATGTAGATGGAGAGTTTGAGGGGTGTGAATACAATAAAAAAATCAAACTTCAAAATGGTTGGGTTCTCACTTGCCAAACCTATAACTATCATTACGCTTATTCACCGTCGGCAGCTATTTTGACGAAAGATGTGGGCCAAGGTTACGTCATTAAAATGATCATTGATGATGATATTTATGACATGCAACCAGTCACAAAATGAATGGCCCTACTGCGAAATCTAGTCCAACAAGTAGTAACGAAGAACTTTCATCGTCCTCTCACGCCAGTAACCGCCATAAGGCACGCGCTGGCTCAGATGACCATACAGATGGTGCAGCAGCATATTGCCTTCCAGCAGAATCCCCGCATGATTCCACTTATCAGCCTGAACCTGCATGATCACCATATCGCCAGGTTTTGGCGGCCCGTCGAATTCACGGAATCCGCACTCATACCAGCAATCTTGATAGAAGTTGTCCGGATAGTCGTTTTCCCACCAGGGATAATCGACCCGGTAATCGTGAAGCTCTATCCCGTACGTTTGCCAGTAATAGCTCATCACCAGCCCCCAGCAGTCAAAGTGACCAAGCACAAACGGGCGCTCGAGCAGCGGCAGTTCTCCACGCGGCTGGATGGTCCTTAAATCCCCCTCCGGCCAGCTCACGATATGCCAGGGTAAAAGCGTTGAGTCGCATTGCGCTTTATCCAGTTCGCTCGGCTGCGTAGTGGCGTCAGGGTGGCTGTGAACGATGGCGATCACCGTACCCCAGTCCTCAGCAACTGCGTAATCTTCCGGGCAGAGGACAAAATTTCCCTCCGGCGCCGCGGCAAGATTCCGGCACGGAAAATAACGTTCAACGCGGCTTTTCTGCGCCACCACACCACAGCACTCACGAGGATATTCAGCGGCTGCATGCGCCATAATCGCATCAATGGTTTTCTGACGCATATCAGCTCCTGATTAAAGACGTTCCCGGGAAACCACCAAACGGCAGTTCTTCATTCTCTCCGAAGCGAAGTTTGCACGCCGTGAGCGTGCCGTTACAGACATCAAGCGAGGGAACATCGACAGGATTATTATTGTTATCGAAGTATCTGGTTCCGGCATAATCGCAACCGTCACCGGTTCGGTACTTATTGCGCATGCACCAGGTACACAGGGAATGAAGCTGGCGCGTGGGGATCATCTTACCCTGCAACGACATCGGGCTATCGAGTACGAATTCGATACTTTCGCCCGGAATTTCGCTGCTTTTACCATCAATGTAAAAAACTCGTTTTCTGACCTGTTGCGGATCAGCTGTTGCGTTACCTGCTGGGAAGTTCTTCGCATCGAGATAATGCGAATAAGTGTCATGGATAGTGACTTTCGCCTGTAGCATATCGTCATAAGCAAGGCACAGCGCTGTAATCTTGCTATCGATATCTGCAACCGTGAGTGTTGGCTGGGCACTGTTGCCGTCTGTGGAGGCTTCAAGCCCTTCTATTTGATACGGCCAGGCGGCATATTCCTCCCCCTGCCACCAGATACTTTTCGCCTTCAGCTTTGATTCTTCGCCACCAGCGGCAGCGATTTCTTCTTCTGTGTGCGGGAGGTTGTATGCGTGAAATCGCAGTACATCATCCACGCCGAACGTAGAGCCATCAACTTCGATAAGCCGGACTTTATTACCGGGCTCAAGGCTTTGATAGTCTGCTGTGATCATGGTGCGTACGCCTGTTTGAATGTTGCGGAAATGGTCAGAACGTTGCTGGATAAGGGCTGTGACTTGATTGATTCGGCCTCAATCCGGTAGAGCCCAGTTTCGCCAACTGGCGATGTCCAGATAAATGCCTTTGTGACGTGAGAACGAAAGAATTTAAGGGCCTGAAGCATGTCCGTTTTTTTGCCCGTGAGCGTGACAGGCCATGACTGTTTTTCAGGGTTAATGCCTTCCCCGGTGATCTGCTCATAGCCATCGCCAAAGGTTGCAGAACGCGTTTTAAGGCTGAACGACCCTTCCATTCCCGCCTGTATCTGTGTTCGCCAGGTGAATGTTTCGATTGCCATGTTTTCTCCGGGCATAAAAAAACCCGCCAATTGGCGGGCTCGGTAGTCATATTTTTCTATGGTTTGAGGTTGTCCAGAATAGCCTGAACTGAGTTCTTATCCTTGTTACTGGTGGAAGCCACCTGATTTACTTGCCCCCCTGGCATTTGGCTTTCTATCCACATATCGCTCCAAACTTTTGGTGTCTCGTTCACCGATGCGATAGTAAACCGCAGTTTAGCCATAGCTGGCGTGGAATAAGCGTTGCCAACCATCATCTGCGCAAGAACGCTATCAGTCGGTTTCCCGCAAACAACATTCGTATCGGTGGCCTCGAAAACATTAAGTCCTTTACTGTTACAGAATACAACTAATGCATCCTTTACCTGGGCTTTGGTTTTCCCAGGGTATTCAGCTTCAGGCTTACCTGATGCGGTTTGCTTCTTTAATGGTTCCTGACCAGCACAACCAGACAACAACATAACCCCAAGAGCTAACGCAATTACGTTTTTCATTAAGCATTCCCTTCGATTGCAATCGGAAACATCTTAACATTATGATTTACATGATCAAATCAAAGAATGAAGAGTATTTAACGTGTTTTAGAAGCATTCCAGATAAGTCCTCCAGGTCTCAATTGCTTCGCTATACCTTCACGAACTGATTGATCAATAGTTTGCTTATAGGCTCGGGACATCGCATCGCTACCAGCGCTGGTTTGCTGTTGCGGGTTCTGGTTCTGCACAACGACTGACGTTTGCACCGTCACATACCCTGAACCAGCAGCCTGTAATCCATACATCGGAGCGTGGCCAACATAACCGCCATTTGCATAACCCTGTGCGCTTCGCATAAGTGAATAGAGATTTCCAACCCCCAGCGCACTTGTTGCCTCTTTGGTGAAGACGAATTCGCCACCATGCACCACGCCTTTTGGCTGAAACTTTCCTCCATCCCCCGTGTAGCCGCCAGTATCGAATTCTGGAACTGCGCCGCCACTAGAAAATCCGAAAAATGAACCAAATGATGTCCCCCCAAACGCAGACTTCATTCCGTTAACCAGCGCCAATTGTGTCAGCATCTGGGCTGTTCCTTTCAGAAAGGTTGTCAGGAAATCTGAGAAGTTAGCTTTTCCAGTGGTAAAAAAGTCTGTAAGAGTGCTGGCCATACCGGTGAATGCATTGCTGGTAAGTGTCTGCACATGTGAGTAAACATTGGTTGCGGAGTCCTCAAATTCAGCCCAGCCCTTTTTCGCGCCGGTCAACCAGTCGCCACGCAACCTGTCCTCTGCGGCATAGTAATTATTCGCCGCTTTGAGCTGCTTCTGATAACCAACGTCCTCCAGAGAACCGCCGGCGTTCACCCAACCTGCGGCAAGCTGACTTTTCGCGAGTTCACGCTGAGCTAACCGATCGCTCATTCCAGCTCCACCGACCAAAGCAGCCTGCTTCTCTGCCATCTGCGTGACGTATTTCTGCGAGGTATCCATTCGCTTGTTCAGCTGTTCCTGTTCGGTAATCTGATCACCTAACAGGGCTTTCTGCCGTGCCAACTGAAGCACCTGGTCTTTACTCGCCAGCAGGGATCGTTCCTGCTTTGTCAGGGAACGTGAACGCGAGGCCTCCTCCAGCACCTGAAATTTTGCTTCAGTCGTCCACAGATCTTTGCGCTGCTGGCTGATAGTGTCGTTCAGCACTTTATGCTGCTGAAGAGCACGCAACTGCGCCTGAAGCGCCAGCAATTCGGCCTGAGCAGCGTCAGTACTGCGGTCGCCAGCCGATACAGTACCCTGTTTTCCTGTTTTCGTTTTTTTGCCAAACGAAGCGACTGCTTCCCGATCCTCCTGAGTGGTCGCGGCGCTTATCTTGCGGGATGTATCGAGGTACTTGCCTGCGCTAATGTCAGCCGCGTCCCAGTCCTTTTTCAGTTGAGACAAGCTGTTACCATAAGCGCCAGTCATTTGTTCGTTATAGTCCTGCCATCCCTGCAAAGTATCAGTTTTCGCCCAGTCAGGAACGAGATTAATCGCAGCCGCGATAGAAGAAGAAATAATCTGGTTCAGCTTCTGAAAAACTATCGCGACGCTGTAATAAATCGCGTTAAATTCCTTTAGCGTGTTTGATGCCAGCTCAGCTACCCACTGACCGATGCTCTGCATAGCCTCAGACGCCCATCCCTTGATATCAAGCCACAGGCGGCCAAATGGCGTCAGCGAGTCGTAAGCCTGCTCTCCGCGCTCTGCCATCGTGTCGCCAAACAAATCCATAGCTTGAGTAACGGCAGCGGTCTGGTCTTTCTGCTTAACTAACTCGTCAATGTGCTTAAGCTGTGAAACGGTGAGAAAGTTGAATTGCTCATTAAGGTTCTGAAGAGCCTTAACCGGATCCTTATCAATATCCTTATAAGCCTTGGTAATGTCCTGAGCCGAAACAATACCATTTTCAACTGCCAGCGCTGTCGCTTTGGTAGCTTTCTCAAGCTGTTGCTGGGTCATTGAGCCCATACCAACCAGCTCTGTCATCAGACTCTGGACAGTGCCCACCGTAGCCCCAGTTGAAGCAGAGATTGACTGGGAGGATGCCATAATCTGTAGCGCTGACGTGCCGGCAATATTGCCAGTCCTGATAATGGCCTTGTTGATTTCGTCGTAGGCGGTGAAGTAGTCCGATCCCGCTTTCGCCGCAATCAGAACGGCACCAGCCAGGCCGCCAATGGCCACTCGGGCAGGCGTCACCATCGACAACATCGCTTTCAGAGCATTGCCTACACCGCCAAACGAGTCACGGAGCTGACCGCCCTGCTGAATAGCAACCATATAAACCGGCATGCCGGAAGCCAGTGAAGTCACAATATCCGTCATTTGCATTGGCAGGTAACGCATGGCATTACGGTACCGCCCCGCACTGATAGCTCCAGATTTCCAGGACTCTTCCTGCTCTTTTAGTCGGGCAATCATTGGCGCAGCGCGATCCGAAACGCCGAGCTGGGCCGCTTTCAGTTCAAGCAACTCTGCACGGGTTTTTCCGATAGCTGCAACCTGGTCATCGAGTGAGTCGATAAAATTTTTGCCTGCGGCAGCTGCCCGTTGCGCTGCCTGAGCCTGCTCAATGCGAGCACGGCCCTCTGCTGATTCAGATTCCATGACCTGCGCCAGTTTCGCGCGGGTTGTCTCAAGCACGCTGTTGTAACGCGTAAAATCTTCATCATCCACCAGCCCTTTACTGCGAAACTTAGACAGGCTCTCCTGAATGGTGTCGAGTTCATCCAACGCTTTGTTAACCGGACTGATTTTGTTGAGCAGAGTCTGAAGCTCCTGGCGATGCTGCTTCAGGCTCTCGGTATTTTTCTTCTGGTTGTCGATACCGGTTCGGAACGTACTGTTTAAATCATCCGCTTTCTCTGCCGCCCCGGTAGCCGTACGCTGAAATCGATCTAACTCCTGATTACCGCGCTCCAGTTCGCCGGTACTCACTCGCAGAGAAATAGTGGCGATGTCGTTACTCATCCGGCCCTCTCTTTATGCATTATTTTAAGCGCGGTTCGCTCCATTATCTGGAGATCGGAAAGTGCGGTTGCCTCGTCGTCGACAGCATGGAGTCGCATTGCCCAAGGCAGGACGTTGTAATCAAGCCCGGTTGCGCCACCCATACCCGTGCGCCACTGAGTACTGACAGATTGAAAGACACGGAACGCAGGCCAGACATCGGGCCAGACATCCACAATTTTATCGTCGTAGTCATCCGGCGTGAGTCCATAGGGCGCCAGGTCTTCCGCCGTGGGTTCAGGCGTATAAAACGCCGAGGCAACCGCTATCAGTTTTTTTCACGCTGGCCCATCAGTTCGCGATAGTAGGTTTCAGGGATAGCCTTCATCGCCGCCGGATAGTTTTCCAACAGCAGCGACAGGTTTTCCGCGTTAAAAGCATCAGGAAGTGCCCAGCCAGCAATGATTTCCATCAGAAAATCAGTGGCGGTTTTGCCTTCGAGTTTTTCCAGGTCAGCCAGCTCTTTAAGTGGCTTATGATTGAACGTGAATGTCAGCAGGCCATCCTCATCGCCAGCGCGCGGGATCGAGACGTTGGCCTTAAAAGTTGGTTTGGGCTGAAGGGTGAATTTAGTCGCCATCGTTGCCTCTTAGTGAAAGAAAGCCTCCATGGAGGAGGCTTAGACTATCGTTATGCCTGGCTTATGCCGCGGCGCCTGTGATTTTGTAGAACGTCATTGCTGGCGATTGCAGGTTCAGCACGACGCTTACCGTTTCGACTTCGTTCACCGCCGTGGTCGGCGTGTCGTCAAAAGATGCAGTGGCCGCCCAGTAACGATTCTCCTTCGCCTTCGGAACGTACATATAAGCCGCCACAGTCTCTTCGTCTTCATCCAGCTGGCGCAGCAACGGATATACCGGGAGACTTGAATCGTGAGCGATCGAGTAAGTCTGAGAGACGGCAGATTTATAGGTATTCAGGTTGCGCTGACGGTCATCGCTGAGGAACTGAATCTGTGTGGTGTTCTGATCGCCACCAGATTTCGATACCTCAGTGATTTGTGGAAGTTCGGTCCATTCCTCAATCTTGCGAATAGAGCCGGAACCGCCGCCCACGGCGTATTTGTTTTGGTTTGTGGTATTGATATTTCGAAGAGTAACGGCATTCTCCGCAATCGCGTCGATTTTCGCGATAACGTTATCAATACCTGACCAGTTGCAGTTCACGTGAACGATATCACCGACCGCGATATCGTCTGCGGCGCTGACGGTGATCACCACGTGCTCAGCATTCGTCGCGCCGGTGAAAGTAATGGTCGGGCCGTAGCCCGAAGCCAGATAAACATGAGCGCCGTTAGGCAGTGCGAAGCCCATAATGGTTACTCCTGTGAAATTAGAAAACCGGCACAATGGCCGATGATTTTGACGGGGTCAGTTAATGATGTCGGCCCGGTAGTTCAGGCTGATGGGAATGGTGTAGGAAACAGCGGTCGGGATACCGCGAAAAATTGCTGGCGTGCTGGTGATCCAGCAAGTGAAGTCACTTCCTGCAATGTCCTGCCCCTCAGGGAACAATTCCACTACTCTGCCCGCCAGAGAAACGACTGAGGTACGGCCGGAGCCAGCTGGCGCCACGACATTAATCTGGTACACGCCTGAATAAGTCCGGCAGCGCAACCCGAGATCGATTGTTCGCGGCGTAACGGGCATATCGTGAACGGCCAGGTACATCTCGTTAGCAGGAGGTGTAAACGGCACGTTCTCCCATGCAACAGAAATGCCTTCGGCATCGGCCCAGGAACCCAGTCTGGCGGCCAGTGCAGATGCAATATCAGGAATCACCTGGACACCTCATTGATAGCTTCCTCAAAGAAGCGTTGAAACTCAGCAGCGGTTATGCGGACCATTCCGCCCGGTGCCTGTGTGGAATGCCCCATTTCAAGCGGGTATGCATACGGGACGTTGTTGCAGAAATAAATGGACTTCATCCCGACTTTGAAGAGCGACAGCGTGTAGTTCCCGGCTGCTTTTGTCAGGTCGCCGGTCTTGTCTATTCGCCCTGTCTCATCAGTTGTCGGAGCATCAAACGATACCTGCCAGTTACCGCGAAAGCGTCCGCCCGTATACCCCGGCGGTGCTTTGATATCCATCCCATCCACCACCCGGACTTTTTTCTTCAGCCGCCCGGTTTTGGTCAGGTTGTCGGGATTTGCCCGCTGCGCCTCGTTATGGTCGTAAACAGCGCGATTATAGGAAGCGGCTGTCTGGTTAACTTCCCACAACTCCGGGTTGCCCACTGGGGACATCATCACCAGCTGGTTAAGTATTTTTATGCCGACGGCGCGCACCACTGCTTCCTGATTCGTTTTCGCCTTATTAACGAAAGCCGTGATTTCAGCCAGGAAAGCCGCGTTCTCGCCCATGTTAAGCCCTCAGTTGCGCTTTGTAGCAGAGTACCAGCGAGGCAGGTTTTGCCGGGTTGGGTTTGATAACCCGGTGGGCTGTGCCATCAATATCGACTACGTCGCCGATTTTAATTTCCTGCTCTGCGGTAAAGACGATTCGAACATCACCGTTTACGATGACTGTTCCGTCTATCTCACCGGGTGCGTATTCCGTTTTAACGCCGATCGCAGTGAACTGAACATCATCCGTTTTATCCTCGACTCCACCGATAACCGTTACTGAACCCTTGCGGGTGACGTTGTATAACGCTCCGTTCTGCCTGAGCATGCGCGTTGTTCTGGCCTGCATACGTAGGTAATCAATCGCCATATCAGACCCTCTCTGCAAATGCATTGATGGCGAAACCTCGACCACCAGCAAGGTCGCCTAACAGCGCCATGACAGCAGGATAGGACGGCGTGAAAACTTCACCATCTGCGACCGCATAGGTCATGGTGACAGCACCTTCCACACGTTCAGTTTTCACAGCGGCTTCGCGCACGCTGGAGAGTAAATCTCCGTCGATTGCCTCTACCGCCAGCATGCACTGCGCGGTTAAAACCTGCCGTGGAACTTCATCCAGCGGGAAATCATGTTCATCCAGAACGACATTCACGCGTGGCCATGCCAGAGCCTGTCTCGGGTCAGCTTTTGAGCCAACCCAGTCCAGCCCCTCCAGGTAATCCATTGCCTTAATCAGCAAAGGTGTGAGCTTGTCAGGCAGTTCAATGCCGCGTATTTCCGCAAATGAGGCAAGATCCTCTTCACTGGCGTAGCTGTTGGCATCAGGAGAGGTGATATCGGTATTGATCATCGAATCATCCTGTTTATGGGGCTTTCGCCCCATTCGTTATTCTCCGGCAGGTGCAGTGAAGGTTATCTCATCAGTGGTTTTCGCCACTCCTTCAACCGTGCCGGTTATCGTGAAGGTGCCAGTAACGTCTGATGTGAGTTTCACCGTTGCACCACCAGCAGAGCCGGTTTGAGAACTGGCCGTGCTAAGCGTGCCGCCTGTAGACGTCCACACGACGGTTTTACCGGATACACCGGAGCCGTTCAGTGTGTACTTCAGAGAAACAGTTACCGCATCTGTGCTGTCAGCGGTTGCGGAGGTTTTATCCGCTGACAGCGTTACTCCCCCACCGCAGATTCCAGTTTGATCAGCACACCTGCTGTAGATTTGTTGCTGGTGAAGTGCTTCTTCCAGTTGCCCGCAGTGCCGATGGCGGTCAGGTCAGGGTTATCACCTTTGGCGGTATCCCAGCTGTAGCCCAGCAGATCAACGTTCACCACGCCTTCAGCGCGATAGCCAACCGCAAGGTTTTCCTGATCGTTGATATCATAGGAACGGAAGCCCGGCGCCTGAGACTCGGTAACGGTCACTGCGCCGGCTACCAGCCCAAGGATCGCATCAGCATCCATGGTGTCGGTCACCAGCACAGGTTTACCCAGCGTGCCCGGCTGCCCGCCGTAAACCACCACGCCCGCTTCTTCGTAAATTTTGTTGGCAATCGCCTCATCCACAATGTCGAAGTAGGTCGCGGAGTGCATCACGAACAGAACCACTCGGTTAAACTTGTCGCCATATTTGCGCAGGCCACGCGTCAGGGTCTTTTTACCGTCGGTCTCAATGTCGGCGGTTACGACCATGTCGGCGTTAGCACCAATCGCCGCAGTCAGCGCTTTCAGGCCATATTTCACATAGCCTTCCAGCGTGGCATCTGCGACATCAACGCCGATCACTTCGGAGAACTCATCAACGGAGCGGCCACGGCGTTTAAAGGCCTCTTCCGTGGTTTCATACGGACCGTATTTCCACGGTGCTTTAACGGATACCGCTTCACCGGCACCGATTTTTTTACCTGTGACTTTATCGACAGAGTTCACATTGCGCGATTCAATGGAACCACCAACTTTGTAGAAGGCGCGTTTACGGAAGTCGCCTTCAATCAGTTCGTTATCCAGCAAAATCGCACCGTTGGAGGAAGCGTTGAACACTTCCAGATTGTCCTGGCGACGCTCAAGAAACGCGGTCTGCGCCAGATCGTCATAAATAACCAGGTCGGTATTAACAGTCGTTGCCATGGTTTAAATCCCTTATTTCGGAAGTTTGAGGAAGGCCTGCTGGCCGTGTTTGCGGATGTAGTCCGCTTTGTCGCTGGCGCTCATTTCGGAACGTTTCAGGCTTCCACCACCGTTTGGCTTGTGTCCGCCCGCGCCCGTGCCTTCTGCGCGAGGGAACAGATGCGGAGCCGTCTCCTTGAGTGACTCCGCCCACTCAAGCGGGCTTAGTGGGGTTTTGCCGTCTTTGCCGAACAGAACATCGCCATTTGCATCAACCGCTATGGCCTCGCCTTCGTCGTTGAGCTGGAATGTGCCTTTGGCACGCAGAATCAGATCGTCAGAAGCTTCAGGCAGCGCGCCCGCTTTAGAGGCTGCTGCCCGGATTGCATCCCCGAGGACCCGATCCCGGAATTTGTTGGAGAACGCTTCAGCTTTTACCGCGCGCTCGTTTGCCGCTTTGATCTGCTTATCAACGTCAGCACGCAGACGCTCGGTACGCTTATCCAGCACCTCGTCAATTTTTCCGGCGGCGATAAGCTTCGCCTCTTCATCGTCAGAAAAACGCTGGAGAATGCCGCGTACAGCGTCTGGATCGATACCGTCAAAGCGCGACAGGTTTTCTTTTTGCTGTTTGATGGTGCCCAGCAGTTCAGAGTTTTTCGATTTCAGGCCAGTGACTTCACTGGTCACACGCTCATCAATCAGCTTCTGGATTTTGGGGGTAATTTCGATACCACCGCCACCACTGCCCTCACCGCCGCTTTCAGGTGCGTAATATTTCAGAAGCATGTTTCGAATTAACATAATTTCCCCTCGGGATTTTGTCGGGCCTCGCCCATAAAAAAGCCCCGGCGGATGCCAGGGCGTGTAGAAAGTTCTGGTTGTCAGGTTCAAGTGCCTGATAGCTGCTTAAGACGCTCCATGCTGATCCACTCGCCTTTGTCACTGAACATATCAGCCAGGTCGATTTTACTCGCGCGGAACAGACGGCCACGCTCGGCACCCAGAACCTGATCCTGCCTTTGAGCTGGCTGACGCGCGAGCCATTCAAGATACGTGGTTTTAGCAGGTACCTGTCCGTCCATGCTGGCACGAGTGCCCTCGTCCATTTCATCGATATCGATACCGAGTTCGCGCCACGATTTAAGAATCAGGGTTTCGGTAGAACGGCAGCAGAAATGAATTTTCCCGGGCCCTTGCAGGTAAGGTACTTTATGCCCGATCGGTTTATTATCCAGCGTGTATCGCAGCAGGTCGCGAATAATGCAGTCGTGGCTGGTTTTATTGTCCAGCGTAGACAGCCACTGCTTACCCTTCACGATGTCGCTGTTGGCGCTGGTGAAGCTGTTGCGCGCGGTCGCAGCCAGATGATTAACGGCAGTTTTAGCGATGCTTGCGGCGTTTGCCCTGCTCATCTGGAGCGCGCCGTCGCGATAGTCTTTATTGGCATGGCCGCGCACGCTTCGGGCGATGGTTTCAACCGTGTCGCCAGCAAGGTAGCCACGGCGTACAGCGTTTATGACCCGCGCCAGCCTGTCCGATTCCAGATTCTCCGCCCACTCACTCAGCAGGCGCCCCTGAAAGGGTTGAGCCATCGCTGCGGCATAAACCATATCGGCGGTGATTCCCTGTAGCGGGTAGCGTGCCAGCACCTGTGAGGGTAGAAGGGAATCGAACAGGCTCAACTGATAACTGACCTCGTTCCTGGAAAGCGCCAGCAGTTCCCCTTCCAGACCGGACTGCATTGAAGCCACAGCCTGATGGTTAAGTTCGCGTACGCTGCCGAGCAAGCTTTCCAGACGTGTAACCGTGAAGCTATCAGCCGGAAGCCGATCCAGTGCATCCAGCAGACGGGCTGACAGTTCTGCGTCCGTCTCGTTAAGCAGCTTCACCATCCGGTTAGCGACACCTGACGCATAGCGGCTAATCCAGACGGAATGAGCAATGGCCTCATCCCGCAAACTTTCGTTGACTGTTGCCATATCAGCCCCTGGTCAATGAGGGAGCCTGATTGCGGAGCGCATCAATCACATCATCCGGGCTGTCTGCCGGGTTGATGAGGTCGAGTTTCTGAAGCGCCCGAATCATGTCAGTATCGCGCAGTGCGCCGGACTGCCAGGCGTTCACAATGGCGGTGACCATCCCGGATTCGGCAACCTTCGCTATAAATTCCTGGTTGATGATGTAAGCTGGCTCATCCCCATTAATGCCCAGATACTTTGCACACCAGCCCAGCGCCAGCGTGTAAGCCTCAGAAACGTTCGAAACGCAGATACCCAGCACCGATGTTGATGATGTCTGCTCACCGCTCGCCTGGGTAGCAGTCTTGGCCGTGGCGTTCTGCTCAATCAGTCGGGCGCCCAGCTGCACCATGTAATCGCGCTTGCTGTCCATGGCCTCTTTAGCCAGCATGTTCGGCTGCGCCTGGGCATAGCCAAACGAGCCATCTTTAGGAAGCAAAAGCGGTGATCGGGAACCAATTTTCACGCCCTTCTTTTCGAGGTGATCGCGCCAGTTGGTATCAAGCCCAGTCATATACGGCTGCACCTGACCACAGAACCACACGCTGTCCTCATAGTCAGCGCTGTTTCGATAATGGCCATGGTTTATCTCCACCAGCGCGGCCAGCGGTGAATCATCGATAGTGGGATCGTTGTTCTGAGCACCGACAAAGGTGAACGGGATTTCGTCCCAGTAGTCCTTTCCTTTAGGCTTCGGATGATATTCGCTGTCGACGGCATAGGTTCCGCTTGCAGTGCCACCTGCCAGGCGCCATACACGGCAGATAAACTTCCCTTCTTCCAGCGCCAGCTCGCGGTACTGAATTTCGTCCTTGTAAGCGTAACCATCCGGCTCTTCTACGCATTCGCGCAGGACCACCAGCACCAGCTGATCGCGTCCGTTAATGCGCTTCGTTCGCCAGTTAATGATGTTCTCTGTCGGATAGCGGAGAATGATCGCTTCGTCTGATGCCTCTGCATAGTCAACATAAAGCCCATCTCGCGCCACCTCCAGCACGTTCTCGACCACCAGCTGTGACTGCTGATAAATGCTGGTACCCGCCCCGTCAGCATTATCCAGCAGGTATTTCAGCTTCTCCGGGCCGTTAAACGTTGGGTCTTTGCGATACGCCATGCCAAGCATGCCGATCTTCGTATTGCCAGCAATGGCGTAAAATACAGCGCGGCGCAGATAGTCCTCGTTGCGCTTACGGTTGCGCGTGGATTTATCGGTTGGATCGAGATAAGGCAAGTACTTATTGCCCGCCGCTTTTACGGCCTCAGCGCCTTTGCAAAAGTCTCTGTATTTCCGCCAGGCAGCAGAAGCCGCCCGATGTTCTGGTCGAACCCAGGTGATGTCGTCGTTTGCCATATCAGAAAGTGGTGTCCATGGTGATTGAGTATGCCGGTTTCACGATGGGGTAATCTTTCACAATAAAGTACCCACCAGCATCATTGGGGTGATCGTTATCAGCTTTTTTGTCCGGCTCTCCGTTCGCTGCCCAGACCTGTTGTTCGAGGCTTTCGGTGTAAACCGGGCAATTCTGGACGTTAACCAGATAGCGGCGCTCACCATTGGCGTTGCAGAACATGGCGTTCATCGAGTTAATGCGGTCTTTAACCGGGGGGTTTGCATCATCAACAATGACGCTGAATCCGGCATCGTTGAGCTGAGCGATATCGGTCTTGCTGGCGTTCTGGGACTTGCGGGAGTCGCCAGAGGCATCCGGATAGATGTAAATCTCACGGCTTTTAACGTAGCGACCATCCTCATAGCGCCAGAACTCTTCCTGAATGCGCTTAATCATCGCCGGCGTGTCGTAGACCTTCACCAGCTCACGAACCGCGCGCGGCAGGCCATTACGCTTTACGTGAACAATCGCGGCCATTTTCCCTACGTTGAAGTCCATACCGATAAACAACGGATCCCCATCCTGAATCTCGTCAGAACAGTTGTTCAGTTTACGGTTAAAGGTGTGGTAAATGGTTCCGCTATTGAGGTTCGTGAACTTCCCGCGCAGGTATGCCTGAATCAGTTCATCAGGATAAGAACTCAGCAGCGACGGGATGTAATCCGGGGGCAGGTTCTTCGCATTGTCGAACGTACTGGCCTGTATCAGACCGTACAGAGCAGAAAGCTCGGGCTTTTCACGCACCGCCTTCACGAACTGCTGGTAGACGAATTTGAAGCCTTCCGGCGTTGTGGTGACATCGATGCCGTTACGCAACCCATCGACCTTGTAACGCATACGGGCTATGATTTTCCGCCATGCCTGTTGCGCTTTGGCTGCCGCCATGACGTCCAGCTCATCAACCATCGCGTTACCGATTTTGAAACCGACTATCGAGCCGGGCTTCTCCATTGAGCGGCAGATTGTGGTCCCGCGGTATCGTCGCCCCTCGTAGAAGTGAACCTCTTTGTTTCCCTCATTGATTATGACGCTCAGCCCCCAGTCAAAGGCCACTTCCTCAATCGTCGGGTAGAAGATGTCACGGATCTGCGGGTACGTCGGCGCGAAATAACCCTGGTTGATTTTAGGGTGCTCCCACATCCCCTTACAGATGCCGCCACAACCCACCCACGTCTTACCGGAACCGAATCCGGCAACGTAGGCTTTGAATTTGTGCTGCATCGCGAGGAAACGCGCCTGAGGAATGTTAAGTGTCGGGCTGATCCCCATCTTCCGCCCTCGCGTCCACTACGTTGATATTGATCTGAACTGGGGTCGGTTCGTCATCATCACCATCACCAGCCAGCTCTTTGCGGAGTTTTTCCACCTCCAGCAGCCGACGGTCGATTTCGATCTGCTGGAGACGCTGCGCGAACTCGCTATCCGCCAGGCCGAGCCGCTTCATTACCGCTTCAAACATTCGCTCACGGCTGACAGCGATTATCTCGACGCCATTCTTCCCCAGCTTCACACCGGAATAAGCCAGAGCAGCAACGGGGGAGAGTTTCCGGGTGTCGGCGAAATACGGCTGACCTATACCATCGCCGTTGCAGCGCGGACAGCCAGGGTTAGGCTCTCGAGTGTGATCGTAGCCGTAACCCCCAACATCGACTGGCTCACGCTTATCGCGCTCTGTCGCTTCGAGTCGTTTCTCTTCGAACTCCACCATATCGCGCCATTGGTACTGGTGACCGAAGCCCCAGCAGTAACGACACGCACCGCGGCGATATTGCGAAAGTTGGTTTGCATCGAATGTGGCAAGCTGCCAAATCTGCGCGAGGACTTCATCGGCACTGCCAAGCGTGCGCGCAATGGAGGCTTTTTGATGCTGCGCAATGGCCTGAGCAACGTTAGGATTCGTTATGAGCTGACGACCGTAGTTTGGGTCACTATATCCAGCGCGTGCAGCGGCAGCGGTGGCGTTGTTGTCCTTCAGGTACTCCGCGACAAATAAGCGCTGCTGAGCGGTAAGTCCATCATCATCCACCAGCTCCTCTGCGCTTCTATCTTTCTGCGCAGTGCGCATTTTTTTCTGCGCAGTTTTTTGCGCAGAAGGTTTTTTTATATATCGACGGGCGGTAGCGTAATTCAGTCCCTGCGCTTCACACCATTCCTTTGGTGATACGCCGGTTGCGGCATGTTCGGACAGGAACCGTTGCTGAAGCTCGCCCCAGTCCGGTTTTGCCATTGCTTCCCTCCAGAAACAAAAAACCCGCCGTGGCGGGTTTCTGATAACTCAACTTGTGTTCAGCGCTTGGCGATAGCTGCTTGAATAGCATCTGCAAGGTTACTAATTTGTTCAGACACAGCTTTCAAGTCATCATCGACTCTGGAAATTGTGCTTGCTCCTGTATTACCAACAGAGGCCTTAGCGATTTCCAGTGCAGCCTGCACAGCCAACACTCTGTCACGATCCTCAGAATTTTTAACCGTATAGCTATCTAACATATCAACCCCTTATAGTTGTCCCAGCCACTTTGCCAGGTAACAAGATGTAAATGGGGATTCGATACAAAATAACAAGGTCATTATCACAGGCACTCAGTGAATGCCTGCTGTAATGCCTTACTGGACTCGCCTAACGCCCGATTAGATCTCTTTGCGCTTTCGTCAACTCTTCTTCTCGCAAGTAGTAACAGGTAAAACCAGGAGGGGGGCTGAATAGTTCTGCTGGTTGGTACTTGCCTACATTAGACAAACCGATGATCCTACCATCCCCATCTTCTGCCCACGCAGCGATAGGGTAGATTGCCTCTGTTGTTTGGACTTCTTCCTTACCTTTAACTAAAAGATACCAGTTACCAACGGCCGGAATGATCTTTGAATATCTACTACCTTGTGGCATGTTTTTTCTCCTGAATATCTGTGGAGAATAAAGGTATAAAATAACTGAGATTAAATAAAGGGTTACTGAAACTGTTGACAGTTCCTTTCCCAAGCTTTGTTATGCGCCAGGATGTCTTTATTCGTCTGCCTGTCCAGTACATCCCAGTCGTGATCCGTTCCGTAGATGGGTTTAACCCAGTCGCAAGCCGTGTCCACTACCTCAACCTTTACGGGTCCAGTTGTCCCGCAGCTCGCGATCAACATCGTCGCCAGGCATATGGTTAACATTCTAATGCACATTCCTGGCCTCATTGTTTCTATGAGTTTCCCTGCATGCCGCTTTCCGAGAAGAACAATGTTCTTAATCTTACAAGGCCACTTAATTTGCTTGAGCTGCGCGGAGGTGTTTCGCTCGGCGAATACCTCAATCGCATCCAACCCGGAAAGCATTGTCCTCCATCCAAGCCTTCGGTCACTACGACACTGGCTTGATTTCAACGCTAGAGCTCAGGATGTCGAGCACGTCCATCCGGTCTATCTCAACGAGACAATTCATGGCGTATGTCGCATTTATGGTAATCAGATCATTGCGTTGAGCTTTTAGTTCGGCAATCCTGTACAGGATGACAGGTTTTCGGACACAGTGCAGTAAGCTGACTTAGCACTATACCCCGCCCGTATAGCCGCCTACGTGGCGTTTAAATCGATGGGATACTCGCGACAAAACATTACTTGCTTGCCTGTGAGTGCCATTTTACTGACTTGAGTAATAATAATGACTATTTACTACACAGCTGACAGATTAAGGCAGTTACAAGCAGGCATGACATTGCCTCTATATCAATTGCCACAAAACTTAAACAGTGCCTTCTTAGTTCAGGATATGTATGACCTTTGTGACTTAGAGAACATGCTTGCAGATCAGTACCCATTAGGGGTTTCAGTTCACGGCATGAGATATCTTCTAAACAATGAGAATTACCTGTACGAAAATGGACTTCCTACTGCATACGTAACATATTCCCCGGCAGTGGAGATTATTTTTGAGAATTTCCGCCGGGCGCACTTTCCAGAAAGGCCATCAAGATTCCAATGCGCTTTCGGTTGCGAATCTCCAGAGGAGGCTCTCAGATTTTTCGGAGACTCAAACCTCCCCGTTTTTGAGATTTCCACTGCAAACAGAGTCTTTGTTGCTGATGAGACGTTTCTAAAGATTGCCCCAAATCATTTAGCAACTCTCATCTTAGCTAAAAGATACTGGTCAGGAGATGTATCAACCACGCCTAAGCTGGAAGTGATGATCGAATGCAATGCTGAAATTGGCAACAAGGTAAGAAATTAAAAACTTAGATTGGCATCATAAATCCCCTTCACGGCCGTTTATGGTGCTATCAATTTGATTTTATCATCGGCAAAAATTTGAACTCTTATACCCTATCCCGTCGTAGGTAGTGCTATTCCCCTTTGTCAGTAGCCAGTACCATGAATCCATTAACGATTTTAGGCTGACGTCGTGACATCTTGCCCATGAAAATTTCGGCTGTTTGGGTGGTAGGCTTGATTTGGTAAATATCGGACATTGAGGACCTCTTTATCCGCTCGTGAAGTCCAACGTGTTGGACACAGTGATTTTTGCATTAAAGACCACTTCTGAAGGGATGGACCCGCAAAAAAATAATTAGAGACCACTATAGAGAGAGGACTTCGCCTCCCTCGTTTCTATAGGAGGTTTAATGAAAAAAAACTCACTTATGCTTTTGGCTTGTATTTATGCTGATAGCATCAACGACATCATCAATCTCATTTGTCTGCTGATTGCAGAGCATTACGGCGTTCTTCAATACTTCTAATCCCTGCCTTATCCAGATTGCACTGCCCCAGCGCCGTATAGAGCTGAGCGTTTAACTCCACACTTGCCTGCCACGTGAACGGAACCACCATTCCGGGGATCGGCGTGTCTGCGGTCAGGTCAGCGCTTATCGGCACCACCGGCGCCGGAACGTAAACTGTCTGCGTATTCCCGCAGGCTGTCAGCAGCGGCAGAAGGAACAAGTTGGTTAGCGCACGGATCGCCTTCAAGCGCCTGCCTGATGTAGACAATGCGCGTTTCGCCCTTTTGAGCCAGGTCACTCTTTGCATTCTTGGTAGCCTGTGAGATGTCACGAATGAGTTTCATCGTGGTGATCACGTTGTTGGTGATCGCCTCTGATGTGTCAGCCCGGACCGTTGCTTTATCGCGCTGGTCTTTGTAGGTGATGGCGTTGTCGCGGTAGTGATTTATGATGAACGCCAGCACAACGATTAACGTAATCACCACAAACTGCAACCAGTAACGCTTAACCAGTGCGCCGATCACGACAGGAACAGAGCGCGCTCCGCCTCACGCCGACGGTTCAGCCCACTAAGGACTTTGCCGCCAGCTTTATTCCAGCGCAGGAACTCATCGGCAGCGCCAGCGTAATCACCGGCGTTGAGTTTTCGCAGAAGAGTCGATGTCGACAATGACCGGGCTCCGAGGTTATACGTGAAGGACACCAGGGCGTCGAATTGCCCCTGAGTCAGACCGACTTTAACCAGGCGGGACACGTCACTTTCGTAGCTGACCAGTCCTGTCTTCAGCAGGCGTTCTGCCGTTTCCTGCTTAATCGCCATCCCGGCGCGGATCGGTTTGCCGTCGACAGGCTGAGTCCAGCCATAGCCGATAGTCCACACTCCGACGCTGTCCTGGTAGGCGGTGAGCTTGCAGCCTTCGAACTGCTTGATCAGGGCAATACCTTTATCACTGGTTTGCATTCTTCATCCCCGTCAGGCGTTCCCAGAAGTACGTTAGTGCTACGGAGCCCATTGCCCCGCTAATGCCTGACGTAACCAGAATCATATAAAGGCTGAGTCCACTTTCAACACTGATTAGCCCGCCAATAAGCCCGGTGAAGCCGGACACTGCAATTTGTGCCAGTGCGTTGATCCAGCTCCAGGTGGCTTTGTTCTGCTTAACATCAATAAGGTATCGGACAAGGCCGCCCCAGCATGACAGAGCAAGGACAATCAGCCATGAAACTCCGGCAATGCTTTCTTTATCTTGCATACGTTTAGCCATATCACCTCCGAAAGAACGGGGTGCTGTTTGTAGTAAGGGATCAGGCCCTCGGGACGATTTAACAAGTAGGCGTGTCGATGATGGTTTCCGGAGCCTGAAATAAAAAAAGGCCACCCAATGGCAGCCTTATCAGATAAGCGTTTATTAATATCGCTTCGCAGCCCTTACCTGTGTTCTTTCTGACCAATCAGGCCTCTCTCCAGCCATGATCGCACGCTGTTGCGTCGGCGTCACAGACTGGGTGATGTCAGGCATTGGTTTGTAATCAGGTTGTTTAGGTGGGCTTAAAACCAGATCAGAACTACAACCTGACAGCAGAAAAATCGCAAGTAAGGACGAATTAAACTTGAACACTCTATACCCTTCCAATGGGACGAAATTTTGAAAAATTTGTGGCGCCGGGTGCCTCCCGGTGACTTATCTCTGGTTATCAAAGTCGCGCGCATACCTGCACATAGCAGTTAACCAGACGCCCCATCGCTTAGATGGGATTCACCACATTCAAAACTAAAACAAGAAACATTCATCTGGTCAATGGATGATTAATAAATGAAAAAAAAGCCTGCTCGGAAAAGCAGGCATAAATAGCTAAGTTGGCAATAACTGAGGGAGTGGTGCCGGGTGCCTCCCGGTGGAAATGATCACAGCATTCATTTCCGCGCGCTGGTTGGACACTCTGGAGAAATGTCCTGCTGAATCGCCCCTCCGCTTAGGGGGATCCACCACAAAAATGCTTTCAGAAACATCCATTACTCAGGATGCTTAAAAAGCATATGTGCAGTATGAAGAATCTGCCACGTAATCAGATGAATATATTCATTTAAATGGTACAGGCAGAAGGACTTCAATCACCTCTACCTCTCCGTTATGGCAAATGTCGTCTCCCTGCGTCAGATGCCAGACACCAGTTATCAACTGGCCCGTTTCAAGGTCATCGGTTACACCATCGGTGTAGTAGGTTACCTGAATTCTGCCGTTGTGCTGTAGCCAGTAGAAACCCTTTTCCATTTTCCCACCAGTATGGCTGTGAAATTAGATGTTACTACGGGGTTGTATGGTTTTAGTAATTCTTAAATTGCTATAAAGCAAAAAGCCCTACGGGGTTAACCGCAGGGCTTTGAACGAAGGCAATAACCCATCGTTAGAGCAAAATTACCACAGATTCGGGAAAAGTAAATAGCTCACGATAAAATAACGCCCTATTTTGTTATCTGCTTCAACTGCGCATCGGCCCATGCCTCTTCGATGTCAAATTTGGTGATTAGCTGATCGTAAAAGGGCTTAACAGACTTCTTCCAGTTATCCAGGCTGATTGTATCCGTTATCTGGCGCACCGCGGCGTAAGCCTCAGTTGAGGGGATACGCTCATATCCACGTCCGCCGCAGCGCTTGCAATCAGCTAAAATCGGAACGCCCCGCTGTTCAGTAAGAACCTGATTAATGGCTTTTCCGCGACCATGGCAATCTCTACAGGCACAACTTACTACCTTCTTGCCCTTACACTGAGGGCACAGAACGCGCGCTATCTCCCTGACCTGTCTGCGAATCTCGAACTCAGAAGGTCGAACATCTTCGACGCCCATGAGCAAGGACATCTTCACGAACTTCTTCTCTTTTGCCGGAGTGTGAGACTTCGTGCTGAAAACCTCAGCGTCAACAAACCCTTCCCCATTGCAGACATCGCACTGCTTCACGCTGGCGGCGCTGCGGGAATAGTCTTCGAACGCGAAGGTGGCCAACTGATGCATTACCAGTGGTTTAATCTCTGCATTAAGCTTCCGTAATGCCGCAACCCGATCGCACTTAGTCAGTGCATACTCTGCCAGAAGCTCGATCGCCCTCTCCTTATCGTTGCTGCTGATGCCCAGTTTCCCGAGAAAAGCACTGTAGCCCATGGCAGCACGTTCCTGCGTCATCCCCATGGCAGCCATGATATCCGTTCCGGTGAATGCATCTGATGCCGTAGTCCGGGGAGAGTCGCTAATCATCGTCGATTTGGCGAAGTGATATTTGAGGGTATTTTCAAGATTCATGCGGTCTCCAGCTCGGTAATAGTGAGTTCTAATTTCCCGCCCTTAACGACAGGCTTTTTCACAACGCGATAGTCGACAACCTGGCAGTCATCCAGCCAGAACCCCGCCTTGGTTAAAGCGTCGAATGCAGCTTTTTGCAGGTTATCCAGATCACGGCGCCGGCGGTCGGGCATGTGACATTCAATTCGGATTTTGAGTGGTGCGGCCGTCCGGATATTAAGCCGGGCGCTTCGAATGACACAGGCGACCGCATAGCGGTAAGCGACGCCAACAGCACTAATATGCGTACGCCCGCGGTTGTGCCGGTAATACCGGTTGTTGCTCGGCGGCCATGGGAGACTGATGCGATATTCATTCATGCTTTTACGAGCCCCTCTTTGAGCCAGATAACCTGCGTGCGAGCCATGCCTTCCATCGCGCACTCCTTTGCATATTCCGCATCGACAAGGCGAGTGCGGCGATCAATCTCGTCGTGGCAGCTGCTGCATGCGATGGTGGCGATCAGGTCAGGCGGCTTTATTCCGGTACCGCAGAGGCCAGCAATACGGATGTGGGCCAGTACCGAGGTTTCAGCGTTGCCGTTGCATACGCCGGGGATCCGCACCTGACATTCGCGGCCGCGTGCCGCTTTGCATAAATTAGCCATGCTGCCTCCGTGCCGCGAGACGCAGCCATTTCTGATCCACCAGGCGGGCGGTGTAGCCTTTCAAGGTCGGGATGTCGGACGGCTTAACCGCGGACTTACGCTTGCGACGCGCCGGAACGCGGAAGATTTCGTTGGTGATGACGCGGGAAAGTGGAGTAGACATCATGCCTCCTGCTTATCGCGCAGTTGCTGGTACTCGCAGCTCTGCGGAATGGTCAGGTGGCAGCCGATATTCATCGCCCAGGCTTCGACTTTGCACAGGAAGATGTACATCTCGCCGGTTTCCAGATCGGCGGTATGGCGAAGAGACTGAACCGTGGTCACCTCTCCGGACACGACGTCTACCCGGTCTTTGCTTTCGTAGCCGAGATAGGTGTGCTTCATCGCGTCTTTAACCCACTCAGGCGTAGCGAAGGTCTTACCGCGGGCGACGAGATAGTCGCTGATTTCCGTGTACCACATGTGGCTGAGAGCGTTCTGCGACAGGCTGCGCTTCTCGCGCCATGGCTTAACCTGAAGGCGGAAGCATTGCCCTGCATCCAGCAATGGCTGAATCTGCTGGCCGATGGCCGCGAAGTTGCCGCGATGGAGTTTGATACCGTCTACTGGCAGGGTCATACGGCCTCCTTAACTGAAACCGAAGAATGCAGAAAATCGCAGGTGCATTTCTGCATCTGGGACAAGGTGAGGAGGTCAGATTGTGGTCGCATTTAAGTCCCCTTAAATGCGCAGAAGTCACCGGAGTTGTTCAGGCTCCGATGACATGATTATGGCTGGTTGATTCTTTAAAATCAAAGCTTCAAAGATTTTATTTTTTCGCGGCAAAAAGTGTGAAGACTGGGTATCCATCATGCATTCTGCCAGCGGTCGCGTCATGACTAATTTGTCTGGGTTGTGGAAATTCTTGGTTGGTAATAACCTCTATCATGCGCTCCGCTACTTCTATCGCACTCTGTCCGGTGATGACCTGAAAATCACTTGAGACAACATCATCATCCCTAGTCTGCATATATAAATAAAACTGCTCAGCTATGACATGGATGAAATCTTTATCATCAACCTGACTATAAAAATCACTCACTTTACATCCTCCTGTTTCAGGTAAACCGGATCGCTACCTTTCGGTAAAGTTATCGACTTCTCGCGATAAAACTTCAGGCGCTCAAGGAAGTAATCCCGCAAATGCTCGGGTTGCTCACGCATTACCACCTCAGAGATAATAGGCATATTCAGGCGCTCTTTGTACGCCACTCCGGAGGCCGCCAAATCAACGTTAACCTTGTCGCGCTCTTCCTGGCTCTTTGCTACTATGTTGAAATCATGCATGATGAATACCTCTTATGCATTGAGAGGTATTATACATTTTGATGGCTACTTTTTGTTTTTGCCTACGTCACTTTTCGCGCTTTTAGTATCAATGTTGGTAACGGTTTCTTTATCAAAGGCTTCTTTATCGTCACTATACCCACAATAGTTACATATGTAGTCACCAGACCAACCCCTGATTGTCTTCTCTTTCGAAATGCTGTATTTCCCGCATTTTGGACAACTCATACCCCATCCTCATTAATGCTTATTTGATTCATTTGAATTAGCCTAAACGAGAAGCTTGTGTAAAGAAATGGTATATTAGTCACCACTATTCGGCGCTGCTGGCAGTGGCATCCAGTGGGTTATGTCTACGCCGAAACACAGGTCATAGCCTTCAGCATGAACGTAGAGTTCTGCGTCGCCTTTGCCGCTGAAATTGGATGAACTAACAATCCCGCAATCTCTCAGGCCATCATCCTAGCAGAAATAGAATACCTCTGTGCCGATGCCTGGCATCCGCTCTCTGCAAGCCACCCAACCGTCCGGAATCACCGGAGAGTTGCCATCCGCACCCTGAAGCATTGCGGCCTGATAGCGCTCAAGTTTGACATATTCCTGCACAGACCATCCCATTACTCTACAGTCCGATGCCTCAGCAGCATCCTTTGTGAAGGTTGTCGACCTGCCGCTAGGTACGGTTACCTCGTAGAGGTCTGCTACCGGCTTAAACTGCGTGGCTGTTATGGTGCCCTCATTGGCGAGGGTACCATTCGCTTCGAGCGATGCCAGCGCCAGCTTCATCGCAGCGAGCGCCTTGGCCGCGTCTTCGTTTACTGCGCCTGGCACAGCATCGCGCTCTTCTTCAAGCTCCGCGATTGTCTGCTGGAGCCATTCTTTGGTTAGTTCGCTCATGGGTTAGTCCTCAACCTTTCTTCCGCACATGGGGCAATGGTTAAACTTATTGGCAAAGCCCGGATGAGGGATCGCATAATGACGCGTGCGCTCATTCCAGTCGGCGATTTTCTTTTCAAATAAGGCAACGCTTTGCTCCCAGTCGCCATGACAAATCTTCGTCGCGCCGATCATCCCCGTTACACAGCGGAGGCATTTTCCAGCCATGTCACTCTCCTTTATCGGCTGCGGCGAACAGCACTTTGTTGTAATTGTTCTGACAGTCGATATAGCCCTTCGCATAGTCCTCAGTGGCACCATAATGGCAAATCTGGAACTCCGAGAACTGCTTTACGCCACGCGCTAACGCCTGCATTTCAGCAATCCGCTTCTCTGCGGCTGTAAGTTTATCTTCGGTCTCTTTGAGCCTCTCAAGGCGAATAACCATGCCATGAATAACAACTGGCACCTGGTCATCAACGAGGTCGCAAGGTACTTTCAGAGCGCGTTTCCACTCGCGCATTAGGGCGTTGCGCTGTTCTGCAACAGCAACAATGGCTTCAAGTCGATTGATTCTGTTGTCTTTGGCTTCCAGCTCATCCAGCAGCGCCAGCACGGCGGCAGGGTTGGCGGACTCGAGAAATCCGGCGCATTTGGCTGGAACATCACCATCAGTGCAGTTGACGACTGTCGAACCTTTATCGTCCGTTATGTATGCTTTCGAATGTTGCGTCGCGCGCATGTATTGCCACTTCACGCCACCTGCGCGAACCGCCGCTTCCCGTAATACACGGTTGTCGATGTTGCTCATTGGGCGCCCCTTGTTGCTTTCTTCTCGTCAACGCTCCAGGCTGTAGCCAGTGCTCCAGTCACCTGCATAAACGAGTGCTTTACTTTCACCGAGAAAGTTTCTCCTATGGCCGATACCGTTTCGATGGTGGTCAGCTCGCCGCCGCTTTCGAAATCAGGGTAGAACTGCGTTACTAAATTACTTTCGACAATCACCGATCCGTCCGGCGTGTGCATTTTCAGTTTCATCCCCCTCCCCTCCCCCAAACCATCAATACTCGCTTCATCGCCTGACTGTTCCGGCACTCCTGGCAGATAACGTTCGTCTCGGTACGCTGCATCAGCTTCGAATTTCCCTTCGGCATGGCCGGTATGGTTTCCGGTGCGTATTTCATGCCGTAGTTGGTCAGCCGATACAGCCGCTGGCCATGCTTACCTTCGAATTCGATCAGGCTGTCTGCAAACAGCGTGCTTAACGGGCCGGAAATCTTTTTGGTGGTCATGCCGATCATGCTGGCAATACGAGCACTATTCAGGCCTGGGTTATTACGCAGGGCTGCAAGAATCTGCCCACGGATTGTTATGGTCATCTCACACCATCCCGTTCGACTTGTTGCGGTTGTACTTCGCCTTAAGCAGCTGGATCGGCGTAGGCCCATGCTCGGCGGCAGGTGCTGCAATTGCCCGGCGTACCGGCGGCACTGGTTTACCCTCTGTGACGCGCTTCTCCCACATGTCCAGCAGATCGCCTGCCTCGCGCGCCAGCTCACCGTGCGTTAACTGCCTCTCTGTACTGCGGTGGCGCAGTTCTACGCAGATGTGGTACATGACCGGTTGCGACCATGGGAATTGTTCGCTGGAGGTGAATTCGAACGAACGGTTACGCCAGTCCCAGTATTCGGCGATCACCTGGTTAACGGTGATGCCCAGCGCCCCGCCACTCTGTTTGCACCAGGCGACGAACTGGCCCGGCGATGGCAGGAATGGGCGCTCCTGGCGGCGGGCAATGCGCATGCCGGCATCGACCTGAGACATTGAGTGGATCCCGTTTTCCTGAAACGCCAGCAGCCACTGACGGCGGAATTCGTTCAGGTCTTCCTGAGTGCGGAAGTTCGCCATGCTGGCCGGGAACGCGGCACGCAGCTCGTTGAACAGCTTGTTGAATACCTGCGCCACCTGCTCGACTGGCGCAAGCTCCTGGTACTGCTCTGGCAAGTTATGGGCCATGCGGCTCATCTGCTCGCGGTCATGGTTTCGCATCTGCTCTGCAAGAGATTTCATCGCATCACCTCATAGGCCCAGTCAGTGTTGTTGAAGTCCAGATCCGGCTTGGCGGCTGGTTTGACAGCGAACTTCGGCTTAAAAAGCCCCTGGTAACCGTTCGCAATACTGGTGTTGATCACGTCGACCGGATTGTGCCCGTCTTGCAGGCACTCTTTCAGCAGCTTGAATGCCTTCGTGACGGTCAGATCAGTTTTGATCGGCTTGCCAGACTGTTTGCGGTAAGCAACCCATTCCTGCCAGGCGGTTTGATTTAGCCACTCAGGAACGTCAACACTGAGCGGATCAAACTTGTCCTTCCCCCTTGGGGGATTAGAGGGGGTATTAGGGTTTATATTTGTCTTTGGAAGAATGTCTTTGGTGTTCCCTGTTTTCAGGGATACCTCTCCCTGTTTTTGGGGATGGTTATCCCTGTTTTCAGGGATGGTTTGTGGGGTGATCTTACTATCCCCGATTTCAGGGATGGTAATAACATGCGTTACAGCTTCAGCGACCGGAAAACTGACCGGGCACTTTGCACATTTTGGCTTTGTGTAAGCCCAGCTATCCAGGAGCGTGTTGATCCCGATGTAACGTGTCTGCCCGATTCTGCGCATCTTAATGATGTTGCGATAAGCCAGGCTGAGCACAGCTTCAGAAACGTGCTTAACGGCCAGTCTGGTTTTATCTGCAATGAGGCTGTTGGTGATCCGGTCCTCTTTCTTGGACCAGCCATACGTCAGGCGAACAATAGCATTCAGCACGCGGAACTCACGCCCAGAAAGCTCTACGAAACACAGGGCATCCTGAATCTGGTTAGCAAGGCGAAGATAGCCATTTTCCAGATCGACCATGCGATTCTCCTGCTGCGCCGGTTGTTGCGCAGGGAATTTGATTACTTTGGCGGTGTTTGCCATAATTACTCCCGCTACTTAGCGTAACACAGTGTTTGGAAGGCCTTTGAAGTTACCGCTTCAAGGGCTTTTTCTTTTCTGGTGCCTCTCACATAACCCCCAGCATCGACGTGACCATCGTCATAAGCGGACCTACCTGCTCCGGCATGAGGCGGAACAGCGACGCTATACCCTCGCTCACCTCTTTCAGCTTCTGATGCTCTGGAGCGTCCAGCAGCACGGCCTGCTTAGCTTCGGCACACTCTTTCATCGCAGAGGCGATCAGCGACATCGTGTCGTTCTGCGGCGCCAGGCGGTTGCGAAATTCCAGCGGCAGGACCGCCATGATTGCGGGAGTCAGCTGGCGAACGTTTTCGCGGTACTGCTCGGAATCGAAACGGTTGTCCAGGAAGCGAAACAGTTTCTGACGCGCCCGGCTGATATCTTCCGGGAAGCTGATGGCGGTCCCGCCCTGCTCCCGGTATTCGTTGATGATCAGCGCCGAAACGACGTCCTGATTGTCCAGCGCCGACGACCATGCACGGACCGCATCGCGGATCTTTTCGTGGTCTGGCGCCGCCTTAGGTTGAGCGCGGTTTATCATCGCTCCAGGGTGTATTCCGGTATTGTGTTGATACGCAAGTGAATGCATTTGCTATTCCTGATGTTCCTGTTTCTTACTGTGAGGAAATTCGCGGTACTCGACCGCCTTAACCTCGCCAGTAGGAAGCTTGTTGATGAAAATCTGACGGCCGACCCTGATCGCTTTGCTAATTGCCGTTTGATGGACACCAATGGCATCAGCTGCTTTTACCTGTCCAACTTCGTCGACATACTCGGCGAGTGAAATTTTCATTTTTTAACGTGACTCCTTACCGTTGATACAAAAACAATACCATAAGTATTAAAACATGCAATACCGGCGGTATTTTTAAATTAATAGCTCAGGTATTACTATCTGAAAATGGAAAAGAAAAAAGACATCACACCGACTCAGGCTGAGGACGCAAAGCGCCTTAAAGCCATCTATGAGGCGAAGAAGAAAGTACTCGGCGTTACCCAGCAGTCGATTGCTGACGAGCTGGACATTACTCAGGGTGCGGTAGGCCATTACCTTAACGGCAGGAATCCCCTTAACCTTCCTGTCGCTTCAGTTTTTGCTCGCCTTCTGAAAATTAGCGTTGAGGAGTTCAGCCCATCTCTGGCAAAAGAGCTTTCCGAACTGGGGCTAGCCAGCGTTAATGAGCCCTCAGTTCCATATGTAATTGGATACACACCAGGCAAACGCTACCCAGTTATTAGTAGCGTACAGGCCGGATCATGGTGTGAGGCCTTAGAACCATATTCGATTAAGGATGTTGATCAGTGGCTGGACTCAGATGCTCATATTCAGGGAGATGCATTCTGGTTGCGTGTTGAAGGGGATTCAATGACTGCACCAGCTGGCTTAAGCATCCCAGAAGGCACGTTTGTTCTTTTCGATACTGGACGTGAAGCAATAAATGGCAGCCTCGTGATTGCTAAACTATCGGATTCAAACGAGGCTACATTTAAGAAGTTGATTGTTGATGGAGGGCAAAAGTACCTCAAGGGCCTTAACCCACAGTGGCCCCTTGTACCCATCAATGGAAATTGCAGAATCATCGGAGTTGCTATTGAAACTAAGCTGAAGTTGGTTTGATAATGTTGGTAGTAGTGTTTATGAAGTTACTTTAGAATCTTAGCTTGCTTAAAGGAATTTCATCAGCTTTTGTTTTATGATATAAAAATACTACTGCCGCTTTCAAACGCTAAAACCACACTAACAATGAAGGAATAGTAATGAAGCAAGGAACTACAGCTAAGTATTATTTAAAAAGCATTATACCCAGCTGTATTATTCTGGGGGTTTTTTATTTTGGATGGAAGGATAATCCTGATAACTCAAGAATGACTTATGCTCTTATCGGTTGTGTTATCAGCGCAGTGTTATTTCCATTTTCAATACAGATAATTAAAAACACAGCACTTACATTTTCGAGAGAAGAATTTTGGCAGGCTGATTTTTTCACAAACCCAGTAGGTGGAAGTCTAGTAGCAATATTTGAATTATTCTGCTTTATAGTATCCATTCCAGTTTGTATTTTATACTTACTGTTTATGTTGATTAAGGCTCTCTCCAATAAGTAAAGAGCCTTAATTTTGAATTAGATGCCAATAAGTTTATTGATCTGCTCAATAAACTTATCATTCACTAGCGCCCCCATGGCGGCCATGATAATTGCAAAACCAAGAATGCCAACTGAAGTTCCCAGCAATACCGCAAATGTCCATGCAGTAATAGCTGAGGCAGCTCTTCCAGCTGCGATTGACTCCATTTTGACAAAGAATGGTCGCCAGTTATCAGTCTCCAACGAGTTTTTCAACTCAACAACAATGTCATATCGGTCGATAGTTTTACTTACATAGCCAAATGCTTTTCCAAAGAGTTCAAGGTTCCTGGCCATCTCGGCGCGGCTAACTGATTCAAGCGCATTTGAGATAGCCTTACGATCTTTCAGGCTATATTTTTTGTTCAGATTATTTTTGAATTTATCAAAGGCTTTTAGTGCTGCATCTACGCTTTGAATTTGCTTTCCTTTCGATGCTTCAGCCATCTCCTTGGCCACATTTGATGCATTTTGCCCAAGCTTTTCGAATGTTGTTTTATAAAAATCTGATGTCAGCTTCAGTGCATCTTTGATAGATGCATTTTCTTTAATCGTAGCATCATTAACTTTTTTCTGTTTACTCTCTACATCTTTTTGGGCTGCCGTTATGTTTTTATTTATCTGTTCGATTTCGGCTGCAATTTGTTTTTCTTTATCCAAAAGCTTACCCATTTCAGTACTAATTTCTCTCCTCTTAGCCCGAACAGAACTTGTCGGTTTCTCAAGAGAAAGGAACCAACTTTCCTTATTCTGCTTCAGATATTGCTCATGAATATGTCGCTTTGTAGCTTCCTTATGAAGCAGATCAGCATTATTCTTCTGATATCTCAATTTACTTAAAGAAAGTTGCATGATAGCGTTCTGCAACTCTGATACATATGGTGAAAGTTGTGATGCTTGACTGGTAAGACTTGCTATATCTTTATCAATCTGCTGTATCTGCCTTGCTAAATCATCTTTCAATGTTAAAGCATACTTGATTTTATCATCACTTTCTTTTCTATAAATATTTTTCATCCCATCGGGCATAGGCTCGATATAGTCTTCGTCTTCGTCATATGGACTTTTATATTTGTTCATTTCGCCAATTTTCTGATCCCAAATACGGGTAACGCTGGTAGGATTCTTAGGTGTAGTGCCAATCCACCCTTCCACGATCATGTCCTCTCCGCCGCCCTGTAGAGCTCGCTGCCAACCATGACCATTCCAGTGATAACCCATTGACTCCATGATATTTTTTTCTGTCGAATCAATGTTTTTGTAATCAACCATGTAAAACTCCCTTTTATAAACAATACATTACAAAATGAACTGTATTTTTATACAGTTATCATGCACAGTACTCCGACTAATTTTTTATGTCAATATATGAGAGGTATTATCATTTAGCTTTGTACGGGTGGTCTAACAAAATGGAACAAAAATGCACATCGATGATGTAATTATCTGACTGAACGATGAAAACAAGGGCTTATCTACCAGTCTCTTGACTGCTATTGTATATAACTTATTTAAAGCAATATTGAATCACGCTTTGTCTGATGGCGACAACAAATCTTATCAAGTTTGCCATTATCCTTGATGCCCTATCCGGCACGAATGTCGTGCAATTCTCCACCTTGCTTTGCTCTTAACCAATAAACTCATCAGCTGCCTGCCAAGCGGTCTATAACAGTCTTAACGTACAGTTATTTTCGATATGAAGACTGTTCCGCACTAGTGACTCATTTTATTTACAAAAATATTTATTCTTATTTTTCATAACGATAATACCAATATTATGATTAATAATACCGCAAGTATTGATTTATATTAATACCGCTAGTATTGTTTAGGCATCGGGACAACCTAGCGTCTCGGTCAGTCGAACGGCGCGACAGTAAACCATGCGTCGGACGCCCGGCGGGCTCAGGGAGAGCGGCAATGGTGCGTAATAAAGCAATCTTCATACCTCAGTCGCCTCACCGAGGCGGCTTAGTTATGACAACCGGCGGCCATCCACCGCCCATTGAAACAGTGATGAAATGCGCAGAAGTCTTGTTTAACCGTTCCGTTCGCCGCGATAAGGCCAAGAGGATTTATGAGCAATAAAACTGGAGGCCCTGCGTTTCCACAATCAGGAGTATGTACTCCTGAAATTAACTCATGGGACAGCGATGATTTTGGTGGTCGTGGAATAACCATGCGTGACTACTTCGCGGCTAAGGCTATGACATCCATTGTGCGCAGATGGGACGGCCATTCGTTTGGTGGCGGCCCGGAATCACCACAATACAAAGAATTAGCCGAAGATGCGTATCACATTGCCGACGCAATGCTCCGCGCTCGGGAGGCATCATGACAGTCACCCACAACGGCAAGCAGTACACCGCCAAAAAGCTCAACGATAACGAGTGGCAACTGACGTCGCTATCGGCACCGCGGGAAAAACTGGTGCTGAAACGCTGGCAGATGCATATCGCTGGCCTCTTGGAACATGTTGAGGTGAAGGTATGATTGGAATGCACTACGGCACCGCATCAGTGCCACGTAGCGAGGTTTTACCGGGCACAATGCTGCAACACCACGGCAAAACTTATCGCGCCTCTGCGAACGTTGAGAAAGGCCTGTACGCCTTCAACATCTTCGAAAAAACCATCATCAAAAGTGATTCCGTCGTTGTGCTGCTGAATGAGCGCGGCGAGCCAATGGTTCACTGATACCAACCACCCTGTTCAACCGATCGGCCTGGCTCAATGCGGGCGGGATCTGCACATCCAAATTTCAGGAGTTCAGCCATGAACGCATACCTCACTTACGACCGCATCGAAGATCGGCGCTGGGTTGAGCAGCAGCTCGACGACGAGAAAGAGAAGTGGATCGACGACCGGGCACAGCAAATCATCGACATGATGCCAAAAGAGCCGTCCGGCCTCTTCCACTTCTCGGTCCCGATTGACTCCAGCCCATACGAAGGACTTCGCAGCGATAAAGCTGGCGAAGCCTACAACGATTTCATTTCGGCAGTTGCTTACGCCCAGGCGGAATACGACTGGGAACACCGTACCGGCTGCCCGTTTTAATTTTTGAGGGGATTAACGATGGCAAACGAATTAACAATCACAGCGACGTCACTTCAGGAGATAGGTGTCGATGTCTCCACCTGGAGCGCGCTGAAGAATAGCATCTACCCTGGCGCCAAAGACGAATCGGTAATGATGGCGCTTGACTACTGCCGCGCACGCCAGCTGGATCCGTTGCTCAAACCTGTCCACCTCGTTCCGATGTACGTCAAAGACTCGAAAACAGGTAAAGGCGACTGGCGCGACGTGGTCATGCCGGGAATCGGGCTTTACCGTATTCAGGCAGACCGCTCCGGCGATTATGCCGGGGCTCGGGAGCCGGAGTTCGGTCCAGACGTAACTCAGACGCTTACTGGCGTCGAGGTGACCTTCCCTCAGTGGTGCAAATACACCGTCTACAAGCGCATGCCCAGCGGGGAGATCGTCGAGTTCAGCGCCAAAGAATATTGGATTGAAAACTACGCCACTGGCGGCCGCGACACCACGGCGCCGAACGCGATGTGGAAAAAGCGCCCATACGGACAGCTGGCGAAATGCGCAGAAGCCCAGGCGTTGCGTAAGGCCTGGCCCGAGATCGGACAGCAGCCTACCGCCGAAGAAATGGAAGGCAAATCACTGGACGTTGATATCCGTGACGTCACGCCGCGCAACACCACAGAAGCGCTTCCACCAGCAGCAAGCGAAGAAACGCTTCAGGCGATCACCGATCTCTTAACGACCCTGGATAAAGACTGGGAGAAAGACTTCCTCCCACTGTGCAGCGACATCTTCAAACGGCAAATTCTTGAGGCGTCAGAGCTCACTGAAGAAGAGGCACAGAAAGGGTTTGGCTTTCTTCAGAAAAGAGCTAAGGCGGCAGCATGACACCAGAAATTATCCTGGCCCGGACCGGCATTGACGTAACCACTATCCAGCAGGGCGACGAGGCGTGGCACCGGCTGCGCCTCGGCGTTATCACCGCATCTGAAGTTCACAACGTCATTTCCAAGCCCAGATCTGGGAAGAAGTGGACAGACATGAAAATGTCCTACTTCCACACCCTACTCGCCGAGGTATGCACCGGCGTAGCGCCAGAGGTTAACGCCAAGGCGCTGGCCTGGGGGAAGCAGTATGAAGAAGACGCCCGCACCCTCTTCGAGTTCACCACCGACGTGAAAGTCACGGAGTCTCCGATCTTGTTCCGTGACGAGAGCATGCGCACCGCGTGCTCCCCTGACGGCCTTTGCAGTAACGATTTCGGCCTCGAATTGAAATGCCCGTTCACCTCCCGCAATTTCATGAAATTCCGCCTTGGCGGATTCGAAGCCATCAAGTCTGCCTACATGGCCCAGGTGCAGTACAGCATGTGGGTTACCGGGAAAGACGCCTGGTTCTTTGCCAATTACGACCCACGAATGAAGCGAGAAGGCATTCACCATGTCGTCGTTGAACGGGATCCGCAGTACATGACCGACTTCAACGAAATGGTACCGGAGTTTATCGAGAAGATGGACGAGGCACTGGCGGTAATAGGCTTCGCGTTCGGGGAGCAGTGGAAATGAAACGCACTCCCTTCTACCGCAGGCCCGGGCGAACCGGGCAATTCTCCGGCCTCCATGAGCGCGTTATCTGGATGATTCAGACGCGCGGACGCCCGGTAACCGGCAACGAAATCGCTGAGAAGTTTGGCGTAACGCTCATCGAATTTAACCGGGTCGCTAACGGTATTACACGCGGCTCCGGGCAGATAGCTCAGATCGTTGAGTCGGAAAAATGGCTCAACGATGACGGTATCTGTGACCGGACATTCGACTTGGTTACGAAGCCAAAGGTCATTACGCCGCAGGGTAAATCTCGGCTGTTCACCCGGCGCGCCATAGAGCAGTCGCAGGAAGGCAGGCGGCAGGAGTGCATTGAACGTGCAGCACGCCGTCGCCGCCTGATTGCTCAGGGCCTCTATATCGACGAAATGGAGTCCATCCTATGACTCACGCTCACGACGACATCAGCGTAGGCACACTGTGCCTTCCCTTCATTGGTAACTGCTGGCTAATACCATGGGGTGAAGTGGTCAGCAATCCATTAAAGGCGCAGCGGCTCGCTGAGGAATATCGGGGAAGGCAGGAGGCAGCATGAGTGAAGCACCAATGATTATCGTGCCGACAGATATTGTCCAGAAGATTAAAGAAATCGAATCCTCTTACCAGCGTTACGTCAATGAGTTCAGGATCCCCGAAGACCACAAAATTATCGTTAACTTTTCTGCCGGTAAAGATTCCACAGCAACCATGGCAATCGCCCACGCTCTGTTCGGCGACAAGGTGCAAGGTGTCATGGCCGATACCGACAACGAACACGAGCTAACAATTGAGTTCGGTAAAACCATTCATGAGCAAATCGGATGCAAACCGATAAGCGTGGTTAAACGAGTTTACTCAGAGGAGCATTTCTCACGTCGGCGCGAAGCCATCAGCTCAGCATGGACCAAACGACAGGCAATAAGAATGGGCTCCTACCGGGGGATTATCATGCCTTCCCTGGCAAGAAGTGATACCAAATTTGGCAAGGCATGGCAGCGTACCGCTGAAAAATGGGGTATTGAATTTCAGACACCACTTGAGGCAGCGCTTTCTGTTCTGCATCCAAGCGGAAATTCATTTCTTGATGCCTGTTTACTTCATGGCAAGTTCCCTCAACTACGGGATCGCTTCTGCACTGATGAGTTAAAGATCCAAATAGCATTCGATGCTGTCATGAAACCCATGTTGGATGATGGTGAGGTTATCGTTCAGTGGTCCGGGGTGCGAGCAGATGAGTCGTCGAAGCGTGCTGGGTACGAGCGGTTTTCAACTGATCAGCGAGACCCGGCTGTTCTTTATAACTTCCTGCCAATTCACCAATGGACTGCTTCTGACGTTTTCGCACTTCACAAGCACTTTGGCCTTAATCCAAATCCGCTTTACCTGCAAGGAGCTGCCCGCGTTGGGTGCATGAATTGCGTGCTGTGCAATAAAGAGGAAATAGCTGAGACGGCAGCTCGCTGGCCTGAATACATCGAAAAGCACAGGCAGTGGGAGTTAAAGGTTCGCCTTGTCAGTCGCTGGGTTCACTGGATGAGCGTAGGTGAAATAAGCCAAAGGTGGATGAAGCAGTTCAACCTTCCTCTGGGTAGGGAAGTACAACTATATGGACTTACACCTGACGTTGAACGAGTTGAATGGTCTGGATTCTATGGCCCGCGCGGCGGAATGAACACCCCTGGAGTTGATGCGGTTTTAGAGTGGGCTAAGACTGGGCGTGGTGGTAAAGTTTATGACTTAATAAAATCTAGCCTCGACACCACCGTCTGCTCTTCACGTTATGGTCTGTGTGAATAAAATACTGCCCATCAGACGATGGGCTTGCTAAATACAACTTTTTGCCACTGTATTTCATTACGCTTGAAGCTGTCAGTTCCCAGTTCAGTAATGAAAACAGGCGTGAGAGAATTTTTCTTCGCTAGTTCCAGCAACTCATCCGTACGAACCACGGATATATTCCGGTCTGGTTCAGCAGGCCCTAATCGCAAAGTAATTATTAATTTCCCTTTATCAGTTAAAAGACTTGAAAGTACCTCAAGAGATTTATCTTGCTCATGTTTCGCAAGATGCATCCACACCGCACTCAGTAGGATTAAGTCAAATTTTTTATTGGTTGATTTTATTTTCGACAACAATGGAAGTGAATCATCCACCCAATAAATATCGCTTCCCACATAATAGTCCTGGGCCAGAGCTCTCATCCTGCTGCTTGGCTCAACTGCTACAACTTGGAAGCCTTTACTTGCTAAAGCAGCTGCATCTCTCCCTGAACCTGAGCCAACATCTAAAGCTAGACCATGACAATCACCAATATAACGTTCAACATCTGAAAATATGGTTTCAAAATCAAGCGATATATAATCCGAAAACAAACGCTCAGCATTTTTTTCATAAAAATCCCAGCTTGTCATTTTAAACCACCTTGTTTAGCTTCAATTATCAAAGCTGAGCCATTATTTTTAATCGTGGCACTGTAATTTGTAGCATGAGTTGTCTTAGAAAAGAACTTAGGGTTTACGCTCCCCGCCAGATTAGTAGCAGCACAGATTATCAGCATAATAATCCAGCATCCAACAACAATATATTTCCTACCTTTAGCAACCACGGGAACATTAAACTGAAGGTTAAATTCACAACTTAATTTTTTTAATAATGGATGATTATCTGGATTCTCTATCTCCTGCTGCTTCTTTATTTTAACACCAATAAGCTGACGTAAGCGTACCAAGGAGAGTATAGTCGTCACATCGAACAAAAATAAAATAACAAAGATTATCCTAAGAGAACTTTCACTTGCAATTGTAGTTGCATACCAAAGCCCTCCATTTACTGCAATTACAAAACTAGGTATTTGCCACATGAGCTGATTTAATGCTCGCATGTGCTGACCCGCCTCAAGATAAGTAATCTCCTGGAGCCTTTGATGCCAACGGATAGTCTCTAGCTTTATATCTTCACTTATCTGTCGTGACTGTGGCTGATTAACCATGTTATCCCTGCTCGATGTACTTAGATCTTCTGATGATGCTAGCACAGCATCTCATGTAGATGAATTTTATATGTACGAGAGACTTTGTAAAAACAGATGCGCAAGAAGCCAAAACCAAACTGTAACGATACGGTGCCTCCCATCATCAACAAGCATCACAAGAAAATTGAAGCTCTGGGAGTTAGCCTTCTGGAGTTCGTCGTATACACAGGTCGGCTTAATCGCCGCTTCGGAGTTGAATAGTGACAAAATACGCGAAACTGGATAGCGAGGTGTTAAGCGCTATCGGCGCTCAGCCAACCTCGTTTTCGAAGATATTTAACCCTTCCGTCAGGCAGGAATGCCTCGTCATTGCTGAGGCAGAAGGAAAGCACCCAATGGACGTCTTCCGCATCCTTGACCGCCGACTCCAGTCGCTCAGGAAGCTTGGCGTCATCCAGCACGTCAAAGGCAAGGGGTGGATACAGCCATGACATCGCAAAAAACCAGGCCGCTAAAGCGGCCTTTTTTATTGCTGGCGTTCATCTACAACCGAATTAACCGACAGTTCCGGGAGCATTGACCATGGACATCATCGATACCGCAGCAGAGATTGAAGAGCTTCAGCGTAACGCTGCCCTTTCCGCTCACCGCATCGACCGCAACGCCGTATCAGCTGAGCGTTGTGAAGAATGCGAAGAACCAATTCCTGAGCCGCGGCGCGCTGCCGTACCCGGCTGCCAGACGTGCGCGGACTGCCAGGGCGTCATCGAGCTCAAAAACAAGCAGAGAGGGCTTATTAATTAATGTAAAAAGCTATTCTCCCTTGCGAAGCACTACGTCTAGTTTTGCTAATGCGTCGGCAATGTCCATTTGGATGAAGTTTCCTGTTTCCTCATGGTAATAAACTATTTGTTGCTCACGATCGTTTCGTATAATCGATTCTACTAGCCACTCCCCATCTTCGCCTTTTAAAGAAACGATATCGTTAACGCTCAAGCCTTGAATTGTAGTCATTTGGTATACCCCAAAATTAGATAATCAAATTTAACTTTAGCGGGAAATTCAAAATAGAAAAGCCTCGCTCACCGGGGTTTCACCTGATTTCGATTAATCAACACGTCAACGCGGCCTCGCATAAAATGCCAGGTGGCTAAGGAGTTCTCATGGCTAAGCTTCTCAACTTGCAGGAATGGGCTGCTGAGGTCTACACGACTCCGCCCTCCCTTTCTACTCTGCGTCGATGGACGCGGGAGGGGCGAATTTATCCCGCGCCGGAGCTGCACGGAAAGGAATATAAGGTTCAGCCTGACGCTATCTACGTGGATCCGCGCAAGAAGAATCTGCGCGCTAAACCGAAACACACCAAACTGCCGTCCGGCGGCACCTTACTGGAGAGACTGACTCATGGCGAAAAGGCCAGTACGTTACGACGTTAACCTGCCCCGTAACCTGACCTATCGTAAAAGAGACAGACTTTACAGCTGGCGCAATCCGGTGACCGGGCAGGAGATTTCTCTTGGCCGGATTGATCGCAAGGATGCTGTTGCCCAGGCCATTGAGGCCAACAACTACATAGACAAGAATTACCTTCCCTCTTCTCTCCTGGATCGCATAAAAGACGTGCCCACGTTCACAGTGGCCGCATGGCTGGAGCGTTACGAGGTAATTCTCGAGCGGCGCGAGCTGAAACCAAACACGATGAAGGTCAGGCGAAACCAGATCGCCACCATTAAGGAAGAGTTCGGAAAAATTCCCCTCGCTTCTGTCACGACAAAGGACATCGCCTCATTCCTTGAAGGGTACATTCTCTGCGATAAAAAGAGCATGGCTTCCGGGCTCAGGTCTGTGCTGATGGACATCTTCAGGGAGGCGATCGTAGAAGGTCATGTCGACAGGAACCCGGCCGAGCCGACGCGAACGCCGACACCGAAAGTTAAGCGAGAGCGCCTGTTGCTCGAACAATTTACCGTCATCCGCCAGGTCGCGTTAACTCATTCTGACTGGGCGCCTAACGCATGCGATCTGGCACTGGTCACCGGCCAGCGTCGTGAGGATATTTCACTGTTCAGGTTTAGTGACATTAAAGACGGGAGGCTTTTCGTTACGCAGGAGAAAACAGGTCACAAACTGGCGCTTCCCCTTGATTTGAGGCTGGACGTCGCTGGGCTTGTGTTGCAGGATGTCATTGATCGATGCCGGGTTAACAACCCTTCCGACTTCATGCTTTACTCTCCGGTCCGCCGCGGGGGAAGAAAGCCGGGGCCGCTGACTCCTGACGGACTCACCCAGGCCTTTGCAGAGATAAGGGATTCGACCGGGTTAAAATTCGGACCTAACCCACCTCCTTTCCATGAGATCAGGAGCCTGGCGAGTAGGCTCTACGAAAAGGAGCGCGGAGAAGAATTTGCTCAGCGTTTACTCGGCCACAAAAATTTAACAATGACCAAAAAATACCTGGACGCACGCGGTGCAGAGTATGTTATGGTTTAGACAGGATATGGAATATTCGAGTAATTTTCGGGGAATTTCGTGTTAAGGCCGAAAAAACCTTTGAAAAACAAATAGATAAAAAGAGACCGAATACGATTCCTGTATTCGGTCCAGGGAAATGGCTCTTGGGAGAGAGCCGTGCGCTAAAAGTTGGCATTAATGCAGGCTCAATCGCCTTGCCCTTTAAGAATAGATGACGACGTCAGGTTTTCCAGTCCACAGTAAAAGTGGTCTGAAAAAAAGCGTCAGAACATCACTAAATGTGAAAAACCGCAGAGCTTTTACAAGCACCTGCGGTTTTTTTTTTACTGGAAACCTGACGGCTAGCAGAGCTTTTCAGCGCGCTCAATAAACGGTGCCAGACTCTTCTTCTGCCCGGGGTTTGCCGGGTCATCTACCTGGATCACGCTGACAGGCTGTCCGTTACTTTTCCCGCTGGCAACCTGCTGCTCCGCCACGTCATTTAACGGATACTGCACGAGCGTACTGGGATTGATGACATACAGCGCGTTACCGGGACGGCAGGTAAGCATGACTTCTTCACGATTAAATGCCCAGTTGTCCTTACCCACTTCAAACCGGCTGACGGTGATGACCTGCGGCGCGGCTAACGCACTGCTGGCACAGGTGAGAAGTAAAAGAGAAAGCAGTGTCTTTTTCAT